TTATTTTTCTCGTAGTTTTTTATAGATTGAGCTTGAGAAGACTCCTAGTAGTTCTTTTTTGCTTTCTTTATCTTCTAAGAGTTTTGAGCAAAAATCTCTGTTTTGTTCGATGCCATCAAGCAGGGCATCATCTATTTTGTCGTAGTATGCAAAGTTGAAATCTTGCTCGGTGTTGTTTTTTGCACTGAGTTTCAAATCTTCTGATTTTAATAGTATATCTTGTATTTGTAGTAAGAATTTAACTACTACATCTTTGTCAAAGTCTACTCCGTGTCTTGCATTAAATTCTTCTAAAAGCACTGATATATGTTCGATCTTATCTTCTCCGATACTTGAAAGAGCCTCAGCTATAGGAAGTTTTACAACAGGTTTTGCGATGATTTTTGGTTTTTCATAGCTTTCGTTTTTCTTTTGAATAAAGTTTTTAGCTTTTATCATGCTGGTAATATCAAAACCACCACCGCTATGTTTTACGCTAATATAACGAAGTAGGTAAGTAATAAGTAGATATTTTTTGTGAAGCTCGTTATCTAAAAACTGGGTAACCTGAATCAAAAATTCATAAAAGCGTATAAACTTGCGAAGAAGTTTTACAAACTCATCTCTTTGTTCTTCATCTAGCTCGTCTAGTTTCTTTTGAGTCCTTCTTAGGATATAGTTAAGTTTCTTTTTATCTTTCGGATCTATTCGTTCTTTACATAAGATTTCACTTGCTCTATCTATATAATCTGGATCAAACATAAGATAGGCATCAATTTTTGCTTCTAGCTCATAGATTCCAGATGGGGTTATGGTGTTTGATAAAAGCGTGGTTGAATAATACTTTGAAAAAGCATCTTCTATATCTTTATAATCATTTACAAAATCAAGTATAAAAGTAGTTTTATTAAATGGTGGACAGATACGGTTTAGCCTTGATAGGGTTTGCACGGCTGCTACACCTTTTAGGGTTTTTAGCACATACATGGCACATAGTTTAGGCTGGTCAAAACCTGTCTGATATTTATTTGCAACAAGTAAGACTCTGTTTTCATCTTTATCAAACTCTTTAGCAGTTTTCTTTTCTGAAAAGCCATTGATACCAGCTTCTGTATATTCTATATCTTCATCATCTAATGTTACCTTGCCAGAAAAAGCAACCAGAGCTTTGATGTCTTTATAGCCTTTTTTATCGATATACTCATTAAACGCCTTATGGTATTTTACAGCTTCCTCACGAGATGCCGTTACTACCATAGCTTTTGCTTTGCCACCAAGTTCATCCATAATAGAGGTCTTAAAATGCTCTACAATGATTTCTATTCTTTGAGCGATATTTGTTTCATGCAGGCGTATAAAACGAGCTATTTGAGCTTTAGCCTGTCTTGTATTCACCCTTGGATCGTCTTCTACTTTTTTATTTAGCTCATAAAAAGTCTTATAAGTTGTGTAATTTTGAAGCACATCAAGAATAAAGCCCTCTTCAATAGCTTGTTTCATTGAATAAAGATCAAAGGCTTCACGCAGCCCTTTTTGGTTTTCCTGTGCAAATAGCTGCAAGGTGGTTGGCTTTGGTGTCGCAGTAAAAGCAAAAATTGAAACATTATCCTGCTTACCATTTCTTAATATTTCATCAGCGATTAAATCCTCAACATCACTGCTTTTTGCCTCAGTAGAAGAAAGAGTCCTACTTACTGCTGCCATATTTTTGCCAGCGGTAGATGAGTGTGCCTCATCGATAATAACAGCAAATCTTTTATCCTTTAGCCCCTTTACGCTGTGAATAATATGAGGGAACTTTTGAATAGTAGTAGCTATTATTTTAGTTTTACCAGCTAGGGCATCTGCTAGGTCGTGAGATGTTGATTTATCATCCATTACTCTGATAAAGCCTGATTTATGTTCTAAGCCCATAACCGCTTTTTGCAGCTGACGATCCACCACAACTCTATCAGTTACAACGATGACATTATCAAAAATATTCTGATTATCTTTATCATGAAGTGTTGCAAGCCTATGAGATAGCCAAGCGATAGAGTTTGTTTTACCACTACCTGCAGAATGCTGAATCAGATAGTTTCTACTGCTTTTATGCTCATAAACATCATCAAGAAGTTTTTTTACGCATCTTCTTTGATGAAAACGAGGAAAAATTATCGTCTCCTTTGTTTTCTTCGTATCTCTTACAGGATCGATTTCTTCCTTTTTCTCTAAAAAGATAAATTTTGAGATAAGCTCCAAAAGGCTATCTTTACTTAGTACATCTTCCCACATATAAGAAGTAGAGTATTTATCAGGCAAAATAGGGTTACCCTTACCAGTATTTACACCCTCACCACAGCCCTTATTAAAAGGTAAAAAATAGGTGCTTTTACCATCTAATTTTGTGCTCATATGAACTTCATTAAAATCAAGTGCAAAATAAACAAGAGCTCCTACCTTAAACATAAAAAGCCTAGTTTTAGGATTGCGATCTTCACGGTATTGCAAAATAGCATCCTCATAAGACTGCCCAGAAGCATTAGACTTAATCTCAATACAAATAATAGCTAAACCATTAAGAAAAATAACAAGGTCCACACGCTCCTTAGGCTTGCCATGCTGATCATTTGATGCAATTACTTCTTCCATAACAGAAAAAATATTCTGCTCATACTTTTTATATAGTTCTTTATTTAGAGTGCTTGCAGGCTTTGGATACATAAGACGCAAAGTAGTATTCGATATTTCAATACCATTTTTAAGCACATCAATAAGAGAACTACCCTTACTGGTAATCTTAGTGTTAATCGTATTTATAATCGTATCTTCGGTCTTTTCCTTAAAGATTTTAGAAAGTTTCTCCATCTCTTTGCTTTGCGTAGCATAAAGAAACTTAAGCAAAAGCTCTCTATCTAAAGCAAAGTGCATATCATAATCTTTATTTGTTCTTCTAATATAGCCCTGATTATCTTCTAAATAATCTAAAATCTCTTGCTGAAAATCATAGCGTTCACTAATAAGCGTTCTCATGATTAACCTCCTTTTTACCTGTTACATACTCAAATATCACAGACTTCTTATAACTATCAAGTGTGCCAAGTTGGTTTTGCTTATCCTCTATAATCTTGTCAATCTCTAAGCATTTACTATCGAGATAGTTTGTAATTGCCTCTTGCTCAGCTAGGGGTGGGAGTATGATTGAGAGGTTTGATAGGTCTGTTGTGGATAGTTCAATAAATGTTGTGCCTCTTCCTAGCAAAGTTAGTTCTTCTACAGCAATCAACATAAAGTAGTAATAGTATTTGTTGAATTGATCTTGCACTAATGCTTTACATCCTTGATTTATGCATAACTCGGCTGTTGTATAGTTGATTTTTCCTATAGGTGCTCTGTTGGATACGATTATGCTGTTTGCTGGTATTTTTTGTGTTCCGCAAGATAATAATCCTTGTTGTGTGATTGTTCTACTACCTCCGTTTATATAACCGAATGTTTGCATATCTGCGGGTGTTATCCATTTAATATCGCCGTTCCAATAGTTGGGATTATCAGATTTAGGAGTAGAACCATTAACAACATTAAAACGGTATTTTACCTTAACAACCTCCCAGTGTTCTGGTATTTCGCCTATCCAGGGGATAGTGCTGTTTTTCATAGGGGTGTTTTTTTGTAAGCCTTTGGTTACTGTTTCTGTGATGAGGGACTTTTTATAGTTTTTAAGCACCTCAATTTGTTTTGCTATGGCATCTTTTATGCTATCAATCTCAGAGCATTTACTATCGAGATAGTTTGCTATTAGCTCTTGCTCAGCTAGGGGTGGGAGAGGGAGTTGTAATTCGTTAATATCTTTCATAGATATGTTTTTTTGAGTATTGCTAGTACAACGCAAATCAATTTCAATTTGACCGCACTCGGATAGCAAAGTATAAAAGATAAATTTATTATGGTTCTTATTATTTATTCTTATCAAGGCTAGTGGAGACCATATTTGTATCCTTGTATCTTTTTTTATGATTGCAATTTTGCCTGTGGATGCTGCTTTTCCTAATAAAATATCTCCCTTTTGAGGTTTACTTTTTTTGTCATATCTATTTGCATCTTCAAATGAAATATATCTACAAGGCTCATAAATGAGTTCATTATTAGATATGCTATCAACGGAATAAAATGGTATACCTTCATCTAAAAATACTGGTGTTTCGTGTGGACCATCTGATATAGGAGTTTCAACTAGATGTTTTAATCTTACAACCTCCCAATGCTCAGGTATTTCACCTATCCAGGGGATAGTGCTGTTTTTCATTTTTATCATATTTCACCTCTTTTAAATAAGTTAGTAAGGTGAGTTTTGATTTGTTCTTCTAGATCTTTAAATTCTTTGGCGTAGGTTTCTGATTTTTCTAGTGTTTCGTATTTGTAGAAGTATCTTGTGAATGGTATTTCTGCTCCTGTTTTGATAATTGGTTTTTTGGCTCCTAGTTTTTCTTCAAAGAATGCTTTGGCATCTGGGATATGTGGTAGTACTTCTTTTTCCATATAAGTTTCGATGCTTATTTTGATAGGTACGATTTCTGTGTCTTTATATTCTTTGCTTGTATCGTAAATAATATTTCCTTTTTTATCTTTTTGGATATCTGCGTTTTTATCCATTATTGATAGAGCGTTTATGATTTTTTCTTCTAGTTTTTTATCAATTTCTATATGTTCTACTGTTTGTCTAAAGACTGGGGTAAACGCCTCTTTATTCATATAGATTTTTTCATCTATATTTTCTTTAAGGGCGTCTATAATGGCGTCGTATTTTTCTTTATTCTCTCTAAATGCTTCTAGCTGTTTCTTTTCTTTGGTGCTTAGTTTTTCTTTTTCAGTAAGCTCTGCTGCTTTTACTTCATTATATAAAGTATTTAGTGCATCAGATGCTATTAGGTTTTCTATTCTTTGCTTAGTTATAGCGTATGAGCGTTGAAGAGGTTGTAAAATAGTGTATTCACGGTACATAAAGTCTTCGTTATCATAAATTTTTGAGTATTCGTTTTCGCTAAATTCTGCATAGAGTTTGGTTATTTTTTCGCGATCTATAGCATCTAATTCGTTTCTTTTGTTTCCTAGAGCTTTACGAAGTTTATTAAAAAATGAGCTTGCATCTATTAGTTGTACTTTGCCTTTTCGCTCGTTACGTTTACATTTTGATAGTATCCAGATGTATGTGGCGATTCCTGTGTTATAGAATAAGTCAGTTGGAAGAGCGATGATTGCTTCTATAAGGTCGTTTTCTAGGAGGTAGCGTCTTATTTGGCTTTCGCCTGATGAGGTTCCTCCAGAAAATAGGGGGCTTCCGTTTTGGATAATGGCAGCTCGCCCGTGTTTATCGTCCATTTTTTCTATGGCTGCTTGTAAGAAGAGCATTTGCATGTCATTTGTTTTGGGAAGCCCTGCAGGGAAGCGTCCTGTTTTTCCTTTTAGGTATTCTTCTTTGACGGCTTTTTCTGTGCCACTTGCTGCATCTTTTCCGCCCCATGATGTGCCAAATGGTGGATTTTCTATTACAAAACGCATTTTTGTATTCTCAAAAGAATCTTTTTTCATAGAGTCTTGGTATTTAATAGCTTCTGCATTTTGGTCTTTTATGAGCATCTCTGCAAGGCAGATAGCGTAAGATTCTGGATTGATTTCTTGACCAAATAGGCGAATGTCGGCGGTTGGGTTATATCTTTTTATATAGTTATATGAGGTTGAGAGCATGCCTCCTGTTCCGCAGGCGTAGTCTGCGATGGTGATGACTTTGTGGTCGTCAAAAATATCATCACAGCCTTCAGCTAAGAGAATGCTTACCATAAGTTTTATGATGTCACGCCCTGTGTAGTGGTCACCAGCTTCGGCATTTTCTGAAAAGCGTCTTATGAGGTCTTCAAAGATATAGCCCATTTTCATGTTGTCGATGGTTTTTGGGTCAAGGTCTAGCTCTGAGAAGGCTTTAACCACATTATATAGGCGGTCATTTTTATCCATTTTGTCGATTTGTTTTTCAAAATCAAGACCTTTTTCCACGGAGAAAAGAATGTCTTTTACATTGCTAGAAAAGGCATTGATATAGGATTTTAGATTATCAGCTATTCCTTCTGGATCGTTACATAGTTTTTCTAGGTCAAAAGGGCTTGTGTTATAAAAAGGAAAGCCAGATATTTTACAAAGTTCCCTATAGGTTCTGTTAGGGTTTTTGCTCATAGCTTCTAGGACTTTTTCTTTTGTGTCTGCTAGAGCACATTCAAAACGGCGGATTATAGTCATAGGTATTATGACATCTTTATATTTTTCTTCTGTATAGGTAGGGCGTAGTTTGTTTGCTATGGACCAAATAAAATTAACTTCGGTTGTTACATTGATAGCAGAATCATCCCACATTACTTCGTTCATTCATTTACCTCCTTTACTCATCTACAGTCTCTAAGATGTCTTCAATACCGCAGTTTAGTGTTTTACATATTTTAAGTAAGACATCAGTTGTTACATTTTCGCATTTTCCTAGTTTTGCCATTGAGGAAGAGCTGATGCCTGCTTTTAGTCTTAGGTCTGTTTTGGTCATGTTTTTATCGATGAGTAGTTTCCATAGTTTGTTGTAGCTTAATTTCATTATTCCACCTCTTTATTCCATGCTACGCCGTATAGTTCATTGCCGTTTTCTGATAGGCGTAGGACTTCGTTTTGTTTTATGATTTTCTTTGTATCTTCTAGGTATGCACCATCTTTATCAAAAGCGATAAAGATTTGTTTGGTTTGCATTTCTTTTTGTGCGTAGATTTGCATGATGCCATTTATTGTTTCATCATCTATGTTTTTAAATAATAGTGAGTCGTGGATGATAGCAGGCAATTCTGTACTTGATAGTACGGAAAGGTCAAAAAGAATCATGCCTTTATAGTTTGTTCCTGTTCCATCATCTTTGGGAGTATAGAACTCATAGCTATTATAGCTTGCTAGATTTAGATGTGGGGCGTGCCTATTTTTGCCATGAATGAGGCTATTAAATTCTTTTAGCTTATTATTTATTGTTAGCTCTATTTCATCTAGGACTTCTTTGATGCTTCGTTCTAGATTTTCCTTAGCTTGCTTTTTAGCGTTTCTTATTCGTTCTTCTTCGATGTAGGCGTTGTTTTGTTCTTCTTTTTCGCGGATTTCTTGTTTTAGTTCATCGTGTTTTTCTAAAAATTCTTTAGGTAATGCCTGAATGATACCTAAATCTTTTATTTCAAGCTGAACCTTATTCATTTTAGTTTTTATATCCTTTATTTGATGTTCTAAAACCTCGCTTTCGCTTTTAAATTCTTCATCTAAGATGCGTGCAAGTTTCTTATGGTATTTTTCTATTTCATAAATCTTTTTGATATTTACATTAGGGAAGAACTTAGTTAGCTCTTCAAGGTCAGCTTCGCTAGGGTATAGTCCATATTCAAGACTGATATTTACAAGGGTTTGTCTTCTTTTCAGATCGCTTAAAATTTCTTCTAATTGAAGCAGGTGAGAAGATAGCTCGTATTTTTTATGTGTCTTTTCGATTGTATCTTCTGCAAACCAAGAGTTTTGCCTTATAGGAAGATTCTCTAGCTCATATTTTAAGGCTTCAATTCTAGCTTCATTATCCTCAAACTCTGTTTTACTTTTTATTTTATTAGGGCTATATCCATAGCTTCTAGAGTTTTTGAAAGTCGTTAGTCTTTTTTCTTCTGATTCTAGCTTTTCACTAAAGGCTTTAATCTCTTTATAGAAATTAAATAAAGAGACTAGATTGCGAACAGAATCTCTTGTGCTTTGCTCTGGGTAGGCTTTTAGTAGTTTCTTTTCGTTGTAGTTATATTTTCCATATATTCTAAAATAAGTACCTACTAGCTCTCTAAAAGAGCGTGGGGTATCAAGTGTGAAGTATTTTTCTTTTAGCCATCCTATGAATTCTTGCTTTGAGATAGACTCACCGATAACTTCATATTTATTATTGCAAGGATAGATTTCATTTTCAGTATCTGTTTTTCTTACAAAGTAATATTTTTTATCAAATTCAAAGCAAAAATATATGCTGTGATGACCTAGGTATTTTACGCCTTCACTGTTTAGATAGGTATTTCCACCAAAGACAAAGTCAATTGCTAAAAGAGCAGAGGATTTACCGATAGAGTTAGCTGCATTCTTATCGCCACTAATAACATTTAAGCCTTTATGAAATACTATCTTTTCACGAGTTTTGCCGTGAGTTTTAAAGACCTCAGAAAACATTTCTATAAGCATATTTTCACCTCACCTTCGTCATTTATGTCTACTGCATTTAGAGCATATAAAGTATCCATTACTGATAGAAAATCAGTAGGAACATCTAAATGCTTTTTTACTGCAAAAAATAGTTCTTTTACATTACTGTTTCCATTTTTAATTTCTTTTAGCACTATTGGTATCAACGCCAAGGTGCTTTTGTTATATGAATAAAGTTTATTTGGTAACTGCATTAAACACCTCGCAACTTTGAATAAAATAAGAGACTACTATGTCGCAATATAGTTTATTTGCAAGAGTAGTTTTATGTATTTTGTTAGAGATTTCATAGAATATCTCTTGTTCACTTCGTTTTGTTTTAGCCATTTTCAGATAAAGGGTACGCATCTGATTTTGAAGTATCTCATATTCGATTACGCCTTGTTTATCAAGATTTATCATTATCTTTTTAATAGATAGAAAATAGGTTGTTACATTGTTTTTAACTAGAAGATATAAGTTAGGGTCTGTAACTTTTTGAGATATCTCTTTTGGATCTAGTGAAACTGATATCGTCATTGGATTTAGTTTAGAAAGATTAGACAAAACATCAGTTAGTCCTTTTTCTAAATGTATGGGGTCTAATAGCTCTTCAGAAACAAAATGCTTGGATAACATCTTTTTAGATAGCTTTAGCTCTTTTATGCGGGTTTTATCATCATCTAGTTGAAATATAGAAAAACACTGAGGACAAAGGGCTATTAGATTATTAAGACCATCTTTTTTATCTTTTTCAATAAGGCTTATTTCATAGACATAATCTAATTTTCCATTTATCTCTTTAGCTAAAGATTTACCGCACTTCATTGGGCAATTCCCGCGGCATTCTTTTAAAAGGTAATTTCCGTATTTAGTTTTATAGTCTTGAGAGCTTTGTTTGATTTTTTTAGTAGTAAGTGCGTCTTTATCTATATATCCAGCAGTTTCTTTTATGTAATTATAAAGCCAATTGGCAATTTTTTTTGCAACATTATTTTTAGTTACAGACGGATCATAGGATTTGAATTCATCAGCTAAAGCCTTTTTTACATCATCTGGCCTCGAGTTTATATTTTCTATTAAGTTTTCAAGAGTAAGTCTATAAGCGATTTTCTTACATAGGTTTTTTGAAAATCCCCTATCTGCAAAATTTCTTAAAGTTCTATCTGAAACACTCTGAGAGGGATCACTTCCGTTTGTCCAATCTGACTCATCTAAATCTGTAATCATCTCTATTACCGAGCGACAAAATATAGGCGTATCGCTACCATCACTTATATATTTTTTCATTATTCTAAAAAGCGTTCTGAAATCCACTATTAACACCCCCTTTCTATTTTTGAGGAATCTTGAGGAACTTTGAGGAAAACAAGGGTTAAATCAAAATTCCGATTTTATAGAATTATATTGAGCAGGGAAAACGAGTCTTCCTAGCAAATAAATTATATCACAAAATTTATTTTTGATAAATAAAAAGTTTGCAATAAGGATATTTTGTTTGAACTGTACCTAAAGAAAGGAGGTAAACAAATGGCTAAAAATTCTAAACAAACATCAAAGAATGTAGCTTCTAAAGCCAGCAAAATTTTAAGAGACGGTAGATACAGTCAAACTAGTAAATCTGTAGCTGCTAGTTGTTTGGCTCAGACTAAGACTAAAAAGAAATAGTCTATTTAAGTTATAACCGCTAGGTATCAAAAGTAAATAAATCCTAGCAGAAATCAAAAATCTCAATACTAGTCTAATAGACGCGCGTATTTAGACGGCGAGATGCATAAGAGAATTAAAAACTTACCTAAGGGAAGTTAGAAGTTCGATGCACTTACCGTGTTTTTGACGTGCCTTATTTTTAGGACTTTTAGAAACTGCAGTGCTTCGGCTCTGCAGTTTTTCTTATGCATCTCGCCTTTGAGAAGAAAGGCGATAAATATGCAAAGAAAAAAAGAAAACAAAATCATTATTGATTGGAGACATGAATATAACATAGAGTCTATCGAACTTGATATGGAGTCTGCAAAAAAGTGGACAAATATCGATATTGAAGATTCTGACACGCTAGAAGATTACCAAAAAAGGGTTCAAGAGTTTATAGACGCTGAATATAACCGTCCTGAATATAACACCATCAGAAAATTTGATAGGCATAGAGGCTATTCGCTGGCTTTGCCAGATGAAGATGGGTTTTGTGATGATGAACCTTTGATGTGCGAGGTTAGGGATAAAAGTATCTTTTATAAAGACAAGCTAAAAATAGAAGAAAAAGAAAGCCGTGAAGATATAGAAATGCTAATCCAAACGGCACTAAAAAAGGATGTAGCTGATTTAGTTATCGCTCACATCCTAGATAGCGTCCCTATAAGAGAGTTTGCCATGATGCGTAATCCTAGAGAAAAAGGCATGACTGATGTTGATTATAGGGAGCTTATAAATAGAAAAGCAAATAATCTCGGTCACCAATTAGCAAGGGCTAAAAAGATTCTGAAAAATATTTTTGAAAAAACATCCGATTTAGCTATCTCCCAAGGCTACTTATTAGAGGGACAAGAGATTCCTTCTAAGAAAAAGTCAAGTCATAGGAGGTAAAAGAAATGACAAAATTACAAGTATTTCAAAATGCAGAGTTTGGAACACTGCGTGCTATCGAAAAAGATGGCAAGGTATGGTTTATCGGTAAAGAGGTAGCAGATGCCCTAGGTTATACCAATACGCAAAAGGCGATAAGGGATCATGTGGATATTGAAGATAGGCTGGGTGAACGAATCGTTCTGTCAGGTCAAAATCGACAAGTTATTTTGATTAACGAATCTGGTATTTATTCACTTATCTTTTCAAGCAAGCTAGAAAAAGCAAAAGAATTTAAACACTGGGTAACAAGTGAAGTCTTACCATCTATTAGAAAAAACGGTGGATATATCAAGGGTCAAGAGCGTTTATCCAACGAGGAATTATTATCTAAAGCACTGCTTGTAGCTAACAATGTGATTGAAGCTAAAAATAAGCAGATTGCTTACCTTGAGCCTAAAGCTTTATTTGCAGATAGCGTTACGGCTTCTAATACTACGATTCTTATTGGAGAACTTGCCAAAATCCTAAAAGGCAACGGTATCGAGATAGGTCAAAACAGGCTTTTTGATTGGCTACGTTCTAATGGTTATCTAATTAAGCGTAAAGGCACAGATTACAACATGCCAACGCAAAAAAGTATGGAACTTGGTCTTTTTAAGATTAAAGAGACAACAATTACGCATTCTGATGGTCATACCACAATTAGTAAAACCACAAAAGTAACAGGTTATGGTCAGCAGTATTTTATAAATCTATTTTTGAAAGGAGGAGAAAAGTAATGAAAAAAGAATTTAGACCACTTGTATATATTTGTGCTCCATATAAAGGAGATATCAAAAGCAATATCAAAAAAGCGAGAGCCTTTGCAGCGTTTGCCTATAAAAAAGGAGCGATTCCCGTTACGACTCATCTGATGTTTCCTTTTCTTGATGATGAAAAAGATAGAAGCACGATTCTTTTTATGGATATTATCCTGCTTGGTAAATGTGATGAAGTGTGGGTGCTTGGAAAAACTATCAGTGAAGGTATGAAAAGAGAGCTTGAAGTATCTAAAAGAAGAAGACAAAAAATCAGATACTTTAGTGATGATTTTAAGGAGGTGAGCGGTTTTGAAAGTAATTCAAACAGAGTATAAAGGCTATCTTTTCCGCTCACGCCTTGAAGCTAGATGGGCAGTATTCTTTGATTCTGTAGGTGTTGATTGGGAGTATGAGGTAGAAGGTTTTGAGTTAGAAGATGGAAGTAAGTATCTGCCCGATTTTCTAATTCATGGAGTAAAAGGGTGTTATGAGGGAGATTTGTATGTTGAGGTAAAAGGGTATCTGTCAAAGTCTGATGCAAATAAGATAAGGCTTTTTGCTAAAGAACATCCAATCTTAATAGTTTCCCGTATCCCTTATGGAAGCGACATCTCATATATCACTGAAAACACTTCTAACATGTCTAGAAAAAGTGTCCATGGGATAGTTCCATTTAATTTTAAGTTTATTGATGGAAGAAATGCACCAGCACACATGGGTCTTAATAAAAAGGGAGGCTTTGAGCTTTTTCAAAACGGCTCATTCTTTTTAGAAGAGCGTAATGATGAAAGCACGGAAAAAGCCTATCGAAATGCCCGTCAAGCTAGGTTTGAGTTTGGAGAAAGTCCGAAATTAGTGGGGGTGAGATAATGAAGTTTAATCTTTATGTATCAGATAAGGTTCAAAGAAAAGATAACTGCTACTACAAAGCAAATCACCTAATCAAGAACGCTAGCGATATGCTATCAGCCGTGAGTTTTGATCATACTTGCGGTGAGTTTAAGGGAAGCTACCGCTCTAAAGCAAACTTTATATCTTCTAATGTAGATGTCTTTGATCTTGATAATGACCATAGTGAAAATCCCGATGATTGGATTTATCCAGAAGACTATGAGTTTATTTTAGGAGATGTATCCTACGTTATTGTTCCAAGTAGGAACAACCTAAAATCAAAAAACGGCAAAGCTCCTAGACCAAGGCATCATGTGTATCTAGCTCATAAGCCTTTTAATAGTGCAAGTGAATGTGAAGAGTTTAAAAAGAAGGTTTTTGAAAAGTTTAGCTTTTTTGATTCTAACGCACTTGATGCTTCAAGGTTTGTTTATGGTCATAGCGTAAAAGCTGATGAGATTATTTGGAATGAAGGCTCTTATACTTTTGATGAAGTCTTATCTCAAGAAATTGATGCTTTTGAGGTTTTTGATAAGGAAAGTGAAAATATCAAAGAGGGTCAAAGAAACTCTAACATGAGTAGAATGGCAGCTAGACTTATAAAAAGGTATGGGAACTCTGATGAGGCAAAAAGAATCTATCTTGAAAAATCAAGGCTATGTGATCCTCCTTTATCAAAAGAAGAGTTATCTAGCATTTGGTATAGTGCGGTTAAATTTGGAAAACGCATAAGTAAAAGTGAAGGCTATATTCCGCCAGAAGAATATAATAAGCCCATCGAGTGGGAAGAGCCGATTGCTTTTAATGATTATGAACTTCCCCCATTTCCTACCCACGCATTGCCTAGCGTTATCTCTGATTATGTGATGGAGTTATCTGAAAGCACGCAAACACCTATTGATATGGCAGCGACTTCATCTCTTGCAGTCCTTTCTGTTGCCATGCAAGGCAAATTTAAGATTAAAGCAAAAGATGACTGGATAGAGCCTGTTAATACTTTTGTGCTTGATGTAATGGAGCCATCAGAACGAAAGTCTGCCGTGCAAAGTGCAATGATAAAACCTCTTAATATGTATGAGACAGAGCAAAATAGAATCAATCAAGGCATTATCGAATCAAGCAAAATGCGAAAGCGAATCCTTGAAAAAAAGCAAAAAGCGATCGAAGACCAAGTCGCCAAAGGAAAAGCTGGAAAAGAAGAAATAACTAAAATTGCTGATGAGATTGCTAGCTTTGAGGAAACAAAGCCACTAAAACTTTATGTTGATGATATTACAACAGAAAAGCTAATCTCTGTCATTGCACAAAACGATGGAAGAGCTGCGATTCTTTCAACAGAAGGCGGTATTTTTGATACGCTATCTGGTGCTTATTCTAAGACAGTAAATATTGATGTCATGCTTAAAGGCTATTCTGGAGATAGCATAAGGGTTGATAGGATTGGAAGAGATAGCGAGAGCATTTTAAGTCCTACCTTAACCATTCTTTTAATGGTGCAACCAAGCGTTCTATCTGGACTTATGCAAAACGGAGTGTTCAGAGGCAGGGGGCTTACTGCAAGGTTTTTATACTGCATACCAAGGTCTCTTGTTGGAAAAAGAAAGTATTACTCAAAGCCAGTAAATAAAGATACCTATAAGGCGTATGAAGCTAGAATCGTAAACATCTTAGAAGATTCAGAAGAAGAACTAATAACCTTATCTAGTGAAGCTGATAGGCTTATTGCTACTTTTGCCCAAGACCTTGAAGGAAAGCTAAAGACTCAATATGAAGACATTATCGAGTGGGCAGGAAAGCTAGTAGGTAACATTTTAAGAATCTCAGCCCTTTTAACAAGAGCACAGATAGAAAGAAAGCACGACTTTTTAGATGTGAATGAGCCTCTTATCGTAGATGAAAAGACAATGGAAAACGCCATCAGCATTGGCAGGTATTTTATAAGCCATGCAAAAGCAGCTTTTATTCTTATGGGAATTGAAGATAGTGAAAAAGAAGTGCGTAAAGTCCTAGAACAAATCAAGGAAAAAGGCATAACCGAATTTAGCGTCAGAGATTTAATGAGAACTTGTAGAAACCTTAAAAATAGAACGGTAGCCCTTAGCGTCATTGAAAAACTCATAGATTATGGCTATGTGAACGAAAAAGATGATCCAAATTATGCAGGCGTTGGTAGACCAAAAGGAAGAAAGTATTTAGTAAATCCTATGATTTATGGAGGTAAAAATGATTGAAAAACAAATAGAAAATTACCTAGTAAAGAAAGTTAGAAACGCAGGCGGGGTGGCTTTTAAGTTTGTGAGTCCAGGAAATGCTGGCGTTCCAGATAGGTTAGTTCTACTTCCAAAAGGGATAGTAGCTTTTGTAGAAGTAAAAAGTAAAGGTAAAAAGCTAAGAGGTATTCAAGAGGCGAAGAAAAGGCAGATAGAAAAATTAGGTTTTAAGGTTTATGTGGTTGATGAAAAAGAGAAAGTTGATGAGTTAATGAATAGTTTTGTCCTTTTGTCCGAATTAAATTCTTAATTATGTCCCACGCCAAAAGCCTTATTTTATGCGGTTTAGAGGAGATTTTTAATTTTGTCCTTTTGTCCCAGCTTATGTGTGCGTATAAATGCTTTTATGTCCTTTATAAAAGTTTTGTCGTATATAATACTTATTTTTTATATATTATATTATATTTTAAATTCTTATATACACTTTCACACACAAGCCTAGGGACAAAAGGACAAAAAGGACAAAAGCACTGAAGCCCTTATAAATCAAGGTTTACAGGCGTTGGAGTTTTTGAAAATAAATGTGGACACCTCGGACAAAAGTGTGAAAGGAGGAATATATGGAATACATTGCACATAACTATCAAAAAGTAGCAACTAACTTTATTTTAGATAGAAAAATATCAGCCCTATTTCTAAACTGCGGACTTGGAAAAACAAGTATAACCTTATCAGCCATTGATGAACTGATGCTAGATAGATTTGATGTAGCAAAAGTACTCGTTATTGCACCACTTAGAGTTTGTAATGTTTGGAAAGATGAAATCAAAAAATGGAATCATCTAAAAGACCTAAGCTACTTACTTATCGTTGGAAGTAAAAAGGATAGAGAAAAAGCACTCAGCCAAAAAGCACATATCTATGTAATCAATCGTGAAAATGTAGACTGGTTAATAACAAAAAGTGGATACCATTTTGATTTTGATATGCTCGTCATTGATGAATTATCGAGTTTCAAAAATGGACAATCAAAAAGGTTCAAAAGCCTTATAAAAGTTAGACCTTTTATAAAAAGAGTAGTAGGACTTACTGCAACACCTGCATCAAATGGACTGATGGACTTATGGGCAGAGTTTAAGCTAATAGATGGTGGAAGAAGATTAGAAAAATATATCACACATTACAGAAAAAAATACTTTGAACCAGATCTAAGAAACGGAATGCAGATATACTCATACCTTCCAAAGCCAAATGCAGAAAAAGCAATCTATAAACAAATATCAGACATAACCATCTCAATGGAATCAAGTGATTATCTAGATATGCCAGATTTAGTTTTTAACAAGGTAAAAGTATATATGGATGATGGCGAGAAGGAAATCTATGATGAGATGAAGAAAAAATTTGTAGTAGAGGTGCTTCGTAGAAAAAGAGAGGAGGATATACAAAATAACTGGGCAAGCGTAGAAATTGATGCAGTAAATGCTGGCGTGCTATCTGGAAAACTACTGCAACTAGCAAGTGGTGGAATTTATGATGAAGACTCAACTGCTCACTTTATCCACGATAAAAAGCTATATGCACTAGAAGACTTGATAGAAGCAGCAAATGGAAATCCTGTGCTTGTCGCATACTGGTTTGGCTTTGATAGAGAAAGGATAAAGGAGCGATTCAATGTAAGAGAAATAAAAACAGAAAAAGACATCTCCGATTGGAACGAAGGTAAAATTCCTGTTGCGATTATGCATCCAGCAAGTGCAGGACACGGACTTAACCTTCAAAAAGGCGGATCAACTCTTATCTGGTATTCACTCACATGGAGTCTAGAACTGTACCAGCAGACCAACGCTAGACTTTATAGGCAAGGACAAGACCAAACAGTTATCATTCATCATATTGTTTGCAGTGGAACGATTGATGAACAGGTAATGAAAGCACTGAAAAATAAGAAGAAAAATCAAGACAGTCTTATAGAAGCTGTGAAAGTACACATTGAGTAGAGGTTCTATAAGAGAACTTACCTCAAAGAGAAAAGAGGTAAGAAATGAAAGCAAAAGACTATTTTAAGAAAATAGAAAAACTAGAAAAAGGCATCGACCTTAAAAAACAAAGAGTAGAAATCTTTAGGCAAATAGCAGGAAGTCCCGCGTCTCCTAGATATTCACACATGCCAAAGCCACCACAACGAAGAAGCATGTCGCCTATGGCTGATGCTCTTGATAAAGCCCTAGACCTAGAAGAAGAAATCAAAACAGATGAAATAAAACTAAATGCAATGAAGGTGGAAGCGTTAGATATTATTGGTGAAATGCCTAGTACTGTGCATCAGCAGATTTTGATTGGTAGATACTTTGAGCATTTAAGCTGGGATAAGCTGATAGCAAAAGTCTTATATGAAAGACGCTATGTTTATAAAATGCACGGCAGAGCTTTGTGTTCTTTTGAAAAAATAGTACATGATAGAAAAAAGACACTAAAAGACACCTAAAGACACTATAAAACACAAGTTCACCTGTGTTATTATATAATCAGCAAAAAGTATAAGAGCCCTTGCAGGACAAACCTGTGAGGGTTTTTCTTATGCCCAATAAAGAGGAGGTCTTATGCCAAGGAAACCGAAAAGACCATGCTCTTTTCCAAACTGTCCAAAACTTACTGATGGTAGGTTTTGTGAGAGGCATGAAAAAGAAGATAACAAGAGGTATGAAAAGTATGGTCGTAAGTATAAGAGTTCTCAAAGGTATGGAAGAGTATGGAAACGAATAAGAGATAGTTATGTTAGGACTCATCCTTTTTGTGAGATGTGTTTTAAGGCTGGAGTTATGAAAGAAGTGGAACAAGTCCACCATAAGCTACCGCTTAATGAAGGTGGAACGCATGATATAAATAATCTTATTTCTTTATGTCAAAGCTGTCACTCACGAATTCACGCCGAGCGTGGTGATAGATGGAATAACAAAAAATAGCCACCTTGTTAGTGGCTATTTCTTAAATAAATCTGAATGCGTGCCAGTATCTGCAAGGGTTAATGTTAAAATGTCATCTTCTATCAAATAGATGAGTAACCAGTCTGGTTGCAGGTGACATTCATGATAACCGATGAAGTTACCTTTTAAAGCGTGAGGTTTATATTTTGCATCGAGTTCTTTACCCTGACGTAAAGTATCGATAACGCTTTCTAGTATAGACATATCTAAACCACGCTTTTTAGCACGCTTATAGCTTTTCTTAAAAGCGTTGGTGTACTTAACTATATACATTGTTAAGCGTCCAAAGCTGACATTAGGTCATGCATATTTGTATAGCCTTTGACATCAGGATCGTGAGCGATACGCTTAGCTTCAACCATAGCTTCTAGTGTTTCTTGATTGTATTCTGGCATGCTTACAGTAAATGGTAGACCATTTCTTAGCACGCATTGACTAAGAAACATGTTAACGGCAGTGGACATATCAAGACCAAGCCTTGCAAAAAGTTCTGATGATAATTTTTTAGTATCTGAATCGATACGAATTTGAGTTGGAATTGTTTTAGCCATAATCATTGCCTCCTTCGAGATGATTATAATACAAATAGTTTACAATGTCAATCAAAATACAAGATAGATAACGGGTAGGGGCGGTCATTATCTGTAAAACCTAGCCTGCAGAACAACGGGCGTCCAGTCTTACGCAGAAAAAATGTTTTTCAAAGGGGGTATAGCCCCTATTTTTTATGAAAGGGGTGATGATTATTAGTAAAGATGGAACTATGAGAGGTGGAAGACGAGTAAAAACAGGTAGAAAATCAAAGCCTCTAACAGAAAAAATCGCACAAGGCGAAAAAGCAAAAGTATTAGAAATTGAAGATTTGTTTGTCGGCGATATACCAGAAGGTGCTGACATAGATTACGGCGATGTAATTCCAGAACCAAGCAGCTATTTATCAGCTACACAAAAAGATGGGACAAGTCTTGGTGCTGATCAAATTTATAAAGAGATATACAAGTGGTTAAAAGAGCGTGGATGTGAAAAGTTAGTCAGTCCAAGGACAGTTGAAAGTTATGCCCAGTCGTTTGCTCGTTATGTGCAATGCGAAAGTGCAATCAGTCAGTTTGGTCTACTCGGTAAACATCCAACAACAGGCTCTCCTATGGCGTCTCCTTTTATATCGATGAGTCAGTCCTTTCAAAAGCAAGCGCAGGCAGTGTGGTATGAGATAGGACAAATTGTAAAAGAGAATTGCTCGGTTGAATACAGTGGAGATCCTAATGCTGATGCAATGGAAAGGTTACTTCGTATGAAGAGATAGAAAGGAAAATTTTATGATAGAAAAAGTAAATCCAAAACATCCAGATAAAATCTCGGATAGAATAGCGGGTGCAATTCTTGACCTAGCTTACAAGTTAGAAAAAGAGCCAAAGGTAGCAGTTGAAGTGCTACTGGGTCATGGCAAATGCCATACCATTATTGAAACCACGGTCGGTTTTAAGGTAAAAGCGATTGAGGAGATTATTAAACGCATCGCTGGTGATGTTGTTTGTGATGTGGTGGTTGTAAAACAAGATGAGCATTTAACAAGAAACCAAACAGGCAAAATCAGATGTGGTGATAACGGAATATTTAAGGGCATGCCTTTAACAGGTGAATCTAAAAAGCTATCAAAGATAGCTAGGGGTATTTATAGTAGGTATCCATTTGATGGTAAGTACATTCTTGATGGAGAAAAGCTAATCATCTGCCAATCCAATGCTAAAACAAGTGAGCTAGAAACTCTGTATCCAAGTGCGGTGGTTAATCCTCTTGGTGATTGGACTGGTGGATCTGATGTTGATTCGGGAGCTACGAACAGAAAACTAGGAAGCGATATGGCAGATAGTGTTACTGGTGGTGGCTTGCATGGTAAGGATTTATCAAAGGCAGATGTATCAGTAAATATTTATGCGTTTTTGAAAGCACAAGAAACTGGTAAGGAAGTAAAACTGTCATGTGCTATTGGTGATACCGAGATTGATGGAAAACCTTATGAAGAGATAGTGAAACTTGCGAGAGATTACATTGATGCTGTTGGTGGTTTTGAGGAGTTTGCTAAGTGGGGTCTTTTTTAACAAGGAGGAATAGATGAATAAAGAAACTAAATATTTTATAGCTGATATTGATGAGCTTATTCCTTATGTTAATAATGCAAGAACTCACTCTGAGGCACAGGTTAATCAAATCGCATCAAGTATTAAAGAGTTTGGATTTTTAAATCCTGTTCTTATTACGGGAGATAATACTATCTTGGCTGGGCATGGGAGAATCTTAGCTGCAAGAAAGCTAGGGCTTAAGAAGATACCTTGTATTAAAGAAGAACATTTAAGTGAGTCACAAAAGAAAGCCTACATTATTGCAGATAACAAACTAGCTCTTAATGCTGGCTGGGACATGGAGCTTTTAAGTATTGAGTTAAGTGAGCTTGAAGGTATGGATTTTGATATTGACCTTATCGGTTTTACTGGTGAGGAGCTTTCTAAAATCTTTGATGAAGGAAAAGAAGCAACCGAGGATAAGTTTGATGTTGAAAAAGAACTAGAAAAACCTAAAACTTCTAAGCTAGGTGATGTTTGGCATATCGGAAAGCATACAGTGATTTGTGGTGATTCAACAGATGGAGAGGTTTATTCAAAGCTACTGGAAGATAAAAAGGTAAATCTAGTATGCACCGACCCGCCATATATGATCGACCTTGATAGTGCATCGGGGAAAATCAAAAACGATAACCTGAAAGATAAGGAAGCCTATGAGTTTTTACTGGGGGCTTTTACTAATTTTAAGGACTATATGTCAAAGGATGCATCAATCTATGTTTTCTATGCAACGATGAAAGCTCGTATTTTCTATGATGCTTATGAAGATGCAGGTTTTAAGGTTGGAGCTGGTCTTATATGGAAAAAGCCTCGTGCTCCTCTTATGAGAACTGATTGGAAATTTAACATGGAGCCAATCATCTGGGGGTGGAGAAAAGATGGCAAGCATATCTGGTATGGAGACCAAAAACAAAAAGCCGTGTTTGAGTTTGATGGACTTTCTAATTCCAAGACAGAGGGATTTGGTCATCCATCAAGTAAACCAGTGCCACTTATTGCTTATTTGATTAAACAATGCACACAAACAAATGGTTTAGTGCTTGAAAGAATAATACCTAATATAATACAATTAAATTTTTTCACGCACCCTTTGAAATCCCCTTATAATAAGGCGTTTGTTTAACAATAGCTACTAATTACAACTAAAAACACATCAAATTTAACTCCAACTTTTAAGGTTTGGGGCTTTTTTATTTTTAGGGGTGTCAAGAAATTGCTATGGGTGTCAAAACTCTCTAAAAACCTTGATAAATAAAGGTTTTCTTTATATTCGAGTTGTATTAAACATATTGCTTGACTATTTTTTCTCTTTGAGTGATGTATGTGTAAAGGAGAAAAAGGGCTATGAAAACAGTAAAAGAAATAATAGATGGACAACTGAATTATGGACTATCAAGCATCTTAGTAGATTATATTTTGGATAAAAAACTTATCGCTAATATGAAAGCTAAAAGTATAAAAGACAAGCTAAATAAAAAATATGCTCCTGCTAGTCGAATGTTGGAGGGGCTAGATGAAAGAAATAATTAAGATTGAAAATACTACTTTTAAAATCAAAAAAATTAACAAGTTAAGAGTAGCTGCTTATGCTAGAGTATCAACGGAAAAAGACGAACAGAAAATAAGCATTGAGGCACAAAAAGAATATTTTAAATACTTCATATTAAATAATCCAAAGTGGGAATTTGCAGGTCTATTTGTAGATGAAGGGTTAAGTGGAACATCCTATCATAAGCGTGAAGGCTTTAATCAAATGATAGATAAAGCAAGAAACGGTGAAATAGATCGTATAGTAACAAAGTCGATTAGTAGATTTGCTAGAAACACAGTAGATACAATTAGCATCATAAGAGAACTTAAAGCTAAAGGTATATCTGTGTTTTTTCAAAAAGAAAATATTGATACCTTAGATGCTAAAAGTGAGTTCGTTCTTACTTTAATGTCTAGTTTTGCACAGGAGGAATCTAGGTCAATCTCTGAGAATATAACATGGGGTCATCGTAAAAGATTTAGGGATGGAAAGGTTACTGTTCCTTTTAGTAGTTTCTTAGGATATAGCAGAGGAGAAAAAGGAGAACTTGTTGTTAATGAACAAGAGGCAAACATTGTAAGAGCTATCTACTACTTAAGGGTTATAGGATGCACTATAAATCAAATAGTCAAAGAATTAGAAACAAATAATGTTCTAACACCTCAAAAGAAAGAAAAGTGGAATCATAGTGTGGTGCTAAGCATTATTAGAAATGAAAAATATAAAGGTGATGCTCTACTACAAAAAAAGTTCACAGTAGATTTTCTAACTAGAAAACAGAAAGTAAACGAGGGAGAACTACCACAATATTATGTAGAAAATAGCCACCCACCGATAGTTTTAAGAGATACCCATGAATACGCAAATAAATTATTAGAAACAGATGCGAAAAGTGAAAATAAAAAAACTATAACATCTGCACTATCATCAAAAATAGTATGCAAAGAGTGTGGGGACTATTATGGTCGCTTTAAGATTCATCCTGAATGGCATGGTGGAAGATGGGCTTGGAGATGCAGAAATAAATATAGTAGAACCAGCAAATGCAAAGTAAGACATATCTATGATGATGAATTAATAAAAAGCATCAGCAAAGCGATAATGGAATATATAAAAACTAGAGATGACTTAATTAAAGAAGTAGAAGATATATCAAAAGTTAGTATAAACAGTTATTTAACTGAAAATAAGTCCTTCATGAACTATGTACTTATTGATAGAACCATATCACCAATTATTAAAAGCATATATGTGAATAAAAATCATGTAGCAGATATAGAACTTATAGATGGAACTGTTATAAAAGATATTGTTATTGAGGGAACATGTATAAAAGTAGGTAGACGACTAGATAAAAAGTATCTAAAACGCATTAAATATCAAGACTCATTTAAAAAATGGTTAGAGTTAAGATACCTAAAAAATCAAGTAAGAAACATATTACAAAAAGTAAACCAAGTAAATAGAATACTAGAAATTAAAGATGCAAAAACTTATATAAATGAATTAGAAAAACAAGATGATTTTTCTAAATATCAAAGTGAAGTAAAGAAAGACTATATATATGCTATTAGACTTTATTTTGAATTTTTATATGAATGCATACAAGATGAAATAGAGGACTTAGGACTTACTGGTTTTGAATGGCAAAGGATCAACTGGCAACAAACAACCAAAGAAGTAGATACATCAATTGATGAGTTTAAGGAGTGGTTAAATGAGTCAACCGAGTACAGTCCTACAACGCAGAAAAATATAATAAAAAAAGTTAGAAAAGCTCATAGAATATTATCTATCGCAAACAAAACAAATTATATTTATCAATTAGAAAAAACTAAAGAATATCAGTGTTTAAGCAACAAGATACAATCAGTTATTAAATATTCGTATAAAGTATATTTGAGGTTTATTACAGAAAAATAAAATAACAAAAAAGTAATTACTTTATAGATGATAAATTTTCTAAAAAATGGTATAATGTTGCTAATGGGAGGACTGTAATTATGAGTAAAAATAATGCAAGTAAAGTAATGAAGAAAACAATGAAGTTTTACAACATGTCCGATTTTCTAAGAGGTAAATCATCACAGATTATTACGAAGACATCAGATGATGACGATACTGCATTTGTTATGAAACATGGCAAGCCAGTTGCAGTGTTAATCTCTCATAAGAAATACGAGAGATTGATGCAAGAAGGCATTGACATAGAAGAAATTTAAAAAGAAAAGGAAAACAAAGTAATGGCAGTAAAAAAATCAAAGCTATACTCACTACTATGGGAAGCAAGTAATAAATTAAGAGGTGGTGTAGAGCCATCAAGATATAAAGACTATGTGCTTATATTGTTATTTTTTAAATATGTATCAGATAAATATAAAGGTCAAAAATATGCAGAATTTAAGGTAACTCAAGGAGCATCATTTGATGACCTTATAGCATTAAAAGGAACAAAAAACATCGGAGAGGATGTAGACAAAATAATCCAAAGTTTCCTAGAAGCAAATGGGTTACAGGGATCACTACCAGATGTTAGTTTTAATAATCCAGAAGAATTAGGAACAGGGAAAGAATTAGTAGATAAGGTTTCTGGACTAGTTAGAGTATTTGAAAATCCAATGCTTGACTTTAAAAACAACAGAGCAAGTGGAGACGATATTATTGGTGATGCATATGAATACTTTATGATGAAGTTTGCACAAGAATCAGGTAAGAGCAAAGGACAATTTTATACACCAAGTGAAGTATCAAGAGTATTAGCTAGTTTGGTAGGAATTAATAAAATTAAATATAGCAAAAATAAGTCTTGGACGCTCCACGAAATGACTATATAGTAAATGATACACTGAAATTCTAATTAAATCCCCTATAAAATACCTTGAAATAAAGGGAAAAGACAGAATAGAATAAAAACAATTGAAAAATACACCATCCAATAAGCTCTAAATTTAGGGTCTTTTTTTATGTAAAAATAATTTTTTAGGGGGTTTAAGGTTGTGTGTCTAAAAATAGGGGTGTTTAAAATATATTAAAATTACAAAAAAGTAATTACTTTTTAGATGATAAAATTTTCATAAAATGGTATAATGAAGATAGTGGGAGGACTGTAATTATGGATAAAAATAAAGAAGTCAAACAAATAAAAAAAGCAATGAAATTTTATAGTATGTCAGATTTTTTAAGAGGACAGTCATCTAAGATAATAACAAAAATATCTAATGATGATGAGACAGCATTTGTAATGAAACACGGAAAGCCAGTTGCAGTGCTAATATCACATGAGAAATATGAAAGGTTAATGAAACAAGGAATTGACCTTGAAGAATATTAATAATAAAAAAGGAAGTAATTTAATGAAAACAACATATGACGCATTAGAATATAATAAATTAGTTAGCTTTATCTGGTCAGTGGCAGATGAATGCTTAAGAGATGTATATAACAGAGGTAAATATAGAGATGTGATTATCCCTATGACTGTTATACGAAGATTAGATTTAGTACTAGAACCAAAGAAAAAAGAAATTTTAGAATTAAAGGAAAGTCTATCAAAAAGTGGAGCAGAGGATATTTATAAAACATTAGATGTCGCTGTTGATCTACCATTTTATAATATTTCTAAATTTAACCTTAAAGATTTAAAAAGTGAAACAAATAAGCAGAATTTAAAGAAAAATTTTGAAGAATATCTAAATGGATTTTCAGATAATGTAAAAGAAATTTTAGCTAAATTTAAGTTTTTTAACCAACTAGATACAATGACAGAGGCGGGGATACTTGGTGATGTTATTGAAAAATTCACATCAAGTAAATTAAATCTTAGTCCATATCCAGTAACTAACAGTGATGGAGAAATTATTAAACCTGCACTAGACAATCATGCTATGGGTACATTATTTGAAGAACTTATTAGAAAATTTAATGAAGAAAATAATGAAGAAGCAGGAGAGCATTTTACTCCAAGAGATGTAGTAGAACTTATGGCAGATATAGCTTTAATACCTGCAATAGATGATATCAAAGATGGTACATACACAATTTATGATGGAGCTTGTGGAACACTTGGTATGGGAACAGTTGCAGCAGAAAGATTTAAAGAGTTGGCAAAAAATAAAGATAAAAACATATCTGTATATCTAACAGGACAAGAAGTACAACCAGAAACTTATGCCATATCAAAAGCTGATATGTTAATTAAAGGTGAAAATTTAAATGAAAATGAAGTGTTTTATGGTTCGACTTTATCTAGTGATGGAGCTTATGATAAACATTTCGATTTTATGCTATCGAATCCACCATATGGGAAAAATTGGAAGACAGATTTAGCTAAACTTGGAGCTGGAAGTAACAAAGATGCTAAAAAGAATATTATAGATAAAAGATTTATTACAGAATTTGCAGGTGATGGAGATTACTCTATGATACCAGCAGTCAGTGATGGACAATTATTATTCTTACTTAACAATATAGCTAAGATGAAAAAAGATTCAAAACTAGGTAGTCGTATTGTTGAAGTACATAATGGATCAGCACTCTTTACTGGTGATGCTGGAAGTGGTGAGAGTAACGCCCGTAGATATATGGTTGAAAATGACCTAATAGAAGCTATTATTCAGTTACCAGAAAATATGTTTTATAATACAGGTATTACTACTTATATTTGGGTTTTATCAAATAGAAAACCAGAAGAAAGAAAAGGAAAAATCCAACTAATAGATGCATCAAATTATAAGAGAGCATTACGTAAGAATATGGGTAAGAAAAACTGCGAGTTATCTAATCAAGACAAAAAAGATATTTTAAAATTATATCTTAATTTTGCAGAAACAGAAGAAAGCAAGATTTTAAATAATAGCGACTTTGGATACTATAAGATTGTAGTTAATCGTCCAGAAATAGATGAAAACGACAATTTCGTAAAAGATAAAAAAGGTAAGGTTAAGTTTGATAAATCATTAAAAGATACTGAAATAGTACCTATGAACTATGAAGGTGGAATTGATGCCTATATGGAAAAAGAAGTATTGCCTTATTATCCATATGCAGAATATGATAAAAAATCAATAAAGATAGGATATGAAATTAACTTCACTAAATATTTTTATAAACCAAAAGAACTGGAAAGTGTAGAAATTATTGTAGAAAAAATAAAAGTTCTAGAAAAAGAATCAGATGGAATGCTAAAAGGCATTTTGGAGGGTTTGCATGAATAGATATAAAGAATATAAAAAAGTAGAACTTCCATATTTACATGAGGTGCCAGAGCATTGGACGGTTAGAAGAATAAGTACTATTTTTGAATTAAGGAAAGAAAAAAACAAACCTATTAAAACAGAAAATATATTATCTTTAAGTGCTAAATATGGAGTTACACTTTATTCAGAACGAATAGAAAAAGGTGGAAATAAACCAAAAGAAGATTTAACGGCATATAATATTTGTCATGAGGGAGATATATTACTTAATTGTATGAATATTGTAGCAGGTTCGGTAGGAATTTCTAAATATTTTGGAGCAATAAGCCCTGTTTATTATGCGTTAAAAGTTCGAGATGATAATGTATCTTCTAAATATATGGAATATTTATTTAGAAATTATAATTTTCAAAGGAGTTTAGTCGGTTTAGGTAAAGGCATACAAATGTCCGAAACCGATGATGGTAGGTTATATACAGTTAGAATGAGAATATCTTGGGATAGTCTTAAAACACAAGAGTTTATAGTGCCGCCATTTAAAGAGCAAGAACAAATAGCTAATTATCTTGATTGGAAGATTAGTGAGATAAATAAACTTATTAAGATTGAGAAAGAAAAAATAACGGAATTAAAGAAAGCATTTAATAAAAAAATTCAATTTAATTATAACTTGTTTGATTCAAGGTTAATTAAACTTAAATTTTTATTAAAAGAAAAATTAAAATATGGTCTCAATGTAAGTGGGAATTTAACAGGTGAATATAGGTATATCAGGATTACAGATATTGATAAAAATGGAAAGTTAAAAGACGATAATAAACTTTTTGTAGACATTGAGGATGATAATTTTGTACTTCAAAAAGGTGATGTATTATTTGCACGAAGCGGAGCAACAGTAGGAAAAACCTATATTTTTAATGATAGTGAGAAATGTTCATTTGCTGGATATCTAATAAGAGCTAGAGTGTCTGATAAAATAATTCCTAAATATTTATACGACTATACGAACACTGCCGATTATGAAGAATGGAAGGACAGTATTTTTATAAAATCAACAATTCAAAACATAAGTGCTGAAAAGTATAATGACTTATTAATTCCCGTAATTGATTTAGAAAAACAGAAGATTGTAGTAGCAAATAATCAAAAAGTGTATGAGCAGTATACTGATTTAATTGATTTAACTAATAAAAAAATAGAAGAACTAAAATCTTTGAAACAATCGCTTATATCAGAAGTTGTAACAGGGAAGATTGATGTTAGGAATATAAATATCCCTATATTTGAAGCTGTTGATATAGAAGAAGATATTGATTTAGAGGAATTAATTGAAGAGGAGAATTAGATGAATTTAATAGAGTATTATTTAAAAAATATTACTGATAAAGAATATCACTATAAATTTTTAAAATCTATTACTAATATTTCTAATAAACCTAATATTGGTAGGAATTACTACGATGTTTATGATTTAGATGATGCAATTGCTAAATTTAAAGATGTGTGTATGCCAGAAAATGAAAAGGATACTAGCGAAGAATATAAATGTTTATTTTATGTATTAACTTATTATTTAAATAAGAATTACTATAAAATAAAAGAGTTTCCATTAGTATTAGAAAGACCACCAGAAACACCGTTTAAATTTACTTATGAACAAATAAGAAATGAACTCATAAACTTGGGTAAGTATGATGGCAATTCTGTAAAATGGGATGATAGAAGGCAGTTTGTTTATAATTTACACTTTATTCGTGGTAATGATTATTACCTAACAGAAGAGATTGATGTAAAATTTAAAAAGATATCAAACAGGTCAGCTTCTTTTAATAATATGACACAAGATGAAAAATTAATGGAAATGGCTAATCTAATAGAGAATTTATTAAATGTATATGGTAAATATTTAAAATTAGATTATTCTAATATTAGTAATGATTTTCTTAATACTGATATTATTAAGGCATATAGAAAAAAGCTACAATGTTTTAGACATAGTAATGAAAAAACATTAATTGAAAGAAATAGTTATAATAATAAGCAAAAGGAATTTTTAATTAAATATGGACTATCAATTTTGGATGCTATTTATTATACATTAAATAAAGGAGATAAGTAATGGGAATTAGAACAAATAAATTTGAGGATGAATTAGAAAAAAATATCATCGAATATCTAGAGCACTCACAAGGATATGAATATATAAAGCCTAGTGAAATGAAAAGTTCATATAATAAAAAGTATGGTATTGATGAAGTTAGATTATTGAGATTTATTAAAGAAACCCAATTAGAAAAATATGAAAAGTTAAAATTAGATACAGAAACTGGAAAAACTAATTTTTTCAGAAGGTTATCAGATATTATAAGAAAAGATGGAGTTGTTTCTGTCCTTAAAAATGGAATAAAGTGTTATCCAGTAGAAAATGCAATTTTGTTTTACCATGCTTTAGATAAGAAAAGACCAGCATCATTTGATGAATTTAATAGTAATATTTTTGCTGTTACAAACCAATTTACTTATTCTGAAAGTAATCCTGCTTTAGAACTTGATTTGTGTATATTCATTAATGGTCTACCGATTATTACAATGGAACTTAAAAGTCGTGCATCTAGTACTGGTTGGACATATAAAGATGCAGAAGAACAATATAAAAATGAAAGAAGCAATAAAGATAAATTGTTTGAGTTCAAAAAATGTATTGCTCATTTTGCAGTAGATGAAAATATGATTAGTTTTACTACTAAGATTGATGGTAAAGATACAAAATTTATGCCATTTAATAAAGGTGTGAATGGTGGAGCAGGTAATCCTGTAAATGATGGAACAATGACAGATTATTTATGGAAGTACTTTTTAGATAAAGAAACACTTACATCTTTAATTGTAGATTTTTGTAATGTTGTTAAAGATAAAGAAAGTAAAAAAGAAACACTTATTTTCCCAAGGTTTCATCAACATAGAGTGGTTACAAGATTACTTGCAGATGTATTAGAAAAAGGAGTAGGACAAAAATACCTAATACAACATAGTGCGGGAAGCGGCAAGTCTAATTCAATTACATGGCTTGCATATAGACTTGTAACTGCTGAAAGAAATGATAAAAAAGTATTTGATTCTGTAATAGTTGTAACGGATAGAAAAGTTTTAGATAGTCAAATAAGCAAAAATATCAGAAACTTTTTAGATGTAAGTTCTATTGTAGGAAGGGCAGGTTCTTCAAAAGAGTTGAAAGAAATGTTATCCGATGGCAAAAAGATTATTACAACAACTGTTCAAAAGTTTCCATACATTTTAAAAGATATAGGAACAACACTTAAAGATAATAATTTTGCAGTTATTATTGATGAGGCACATTCATCACAAAGTGGTAAAGCAGCAGCATCTCTTAATATGTCTATATCTGGTAAGGTGGATTTTAATGAAGATTTTGAAGTTGAAGATTTATTATCTGCTTTAATTGAAGCTAAAACAATGCCGAAAAATGCTAGTTTCTTTGCTTTTACAGCTACTCCAAAAGCTAGAACCATTGAGATGTTCGGCTCAGCATTCGATGTATATTCAATGAAACAAGCGATAGAAGAAGGTTTTATTTTAGATGTATTAAAAAATTATACTCAATATCAGAATTATTATAAGATTTATAAAACAATAGAAGATAATCCAGAATTTGACTCTAAAAAAGCAAAGAGAAAAATTAGAAGTTATGTTGAGGGGCAAGAATTTCCTATTAGACAAAAAGCAGAAGAAATTGTAAATCATTTTATTAATAACACTAAAAATAAAATAAATGGTAAAGCGAAAGCTATGGTTGTTACTAGTAGTATTTTAAGAGCTATTGATTATTACTATGCTATTAATGATATTCTTAAAAATACTAAAACAGGATATAAAGCAATAGTAGCCTTTTCTGGCGAGAAGGAGTATAAAGGTAAAAAATTAACTGAAAGTAGTATAAATGGATTTTCTGATAAAGAAACTCCTATAGAATTTAAGAAAGATGAATATAAATTCTTAATTGTAGCGGATAAATATCAAACGGGTTATGATGAACCACTACTTCATACAATGTATGTAGATAAGGTATTAAATAGTGTAAAAGCGGTACAAACATTATCTAGACTTAATAGAAGTGCTAAAAATAAAATAGATACTTGTGTTATTGATTTTGCTAATGATCCAGAAGACATTGAAAAATCATTCCAACCTTATTACAAGGAAACTAAATTAGAAAAAACAACTGATCCTAATAAAATTTATAATATTTTATCTGATTTAGATAGTAAATATGTTTATGAAGAAGATGAAGTAAATAGATATGTTGAGTTATTCTTGGATGATAGTGAAAGATATCTATCAGATCCAATATTAGATAAGTGTGTTGAAAGATATAAAGAATTAGATGAAGAAGATCAAGTGGAATTTAAGAGTGGAGTTAAATCATTTTTAAGAACATATAACTTTTTAGCTTCAATACTTCCTATTGGACAAGTTGAATGGGAGAGAAAATCCATCTTCTTTCAAGGGCTAATTTATAGATTGCCTACACCAAAAGGTAATGATGATTTAACAGCTGGAATTTTAGAAAGTATAGACCTTGAAAGCTATCGTCTTGAAAAAAGAAATGCTGTAGATATTATTTTAGAAAATGAAGACGGACAAGTTGCTAATATTGATACAGGAATTGGCAGAAAATCAGAACCAGAGATGGATTTGCTTGAAAAGATTGTAGCAAATTTCAATGATATTTTTGGGAATATTGAATGGCAAGATAAAGATAATGTAGAAAGACAAATTCGTGAATTACCAAATATGGTAATGAAAAATGAAAGATTAAAAAATGCATTAAAAAATTCTGATGTAGAAAATGTTAAAAAAGAATACGGAGTTGCATTAGATAAAGCATTAAGAAGTATTATAAAAGATAATATGGATTTATTTGTACAATATACTAATAATGATAATTTTAGTAGTTGGCTTAAAAAATCTATTTTTGAAGAGATTTTAGAAAGATCTAAAAATATGCAAGAAGAAAATAAATAATATTAAAAGAGAGGTGTTCTTATGGATAGAGAGGATAGAGAGTTTACAGAGTATATAAAAAATAAGTTTTATGATAATTTATATAAAGCATCAGAACGATTTATTGAGGAAAATAAGGACACCTTTGATTTTGATTATCTTGATTTGCATACTATTGGTGAAATAGAAATGGAAGATGGTGAGATAAAGCAAATATGGATTCAAGAGGGTAGTGGTAATGAAATAAAATACGAGATAGCTTTTTCTACTGAGTTAATAATTTATGATGGTCATAGACATTATGATGATTCAGTAAATGAAGAAAAGTGGTTATTATTAAAATGTTCATCAACATTAGATGATAAACTATCAACTATAAAAATTTTATCTGTTGAAGAGTTTGTCTCTAAAAGTAGATTGGATAATTCATTAACACAAAGATTAATACCTATAATTAAGAATTCAGAATATGAAGAAATAGCAGATAAGATATTAAATAAGTATTATCCAGAAGCGTTGAAATATGGAACTGTTATATCTCCACAAATATTAGCAACTAGACTGGGGCTTAAAATTGAAGAAAGAAAAATAGAAAAAGATGATTCTATTTTAGGTAGAATATATTTTGAGGATACAGAAGCAAATTTATATGATGAAGAAAAAGATGATTATACTTTTACTAAAATAGATAAAGACACTATTTTAGTAGATACATCAGTTAATCCACTTTTAAATATAGGTAGGTACTATAACACAATATATCATGAGTGTGTTCATAAAATACTACATCAGAAAATATTTGAATTTCAGAAGATTTTAGATGAGGATGTTGAATCTATATGTACCATCAAAGTCAATGGTGAGATTTCTCATACTGAAACTCATGCTAGAAAATTAGCACCAAAACTTCATATGCCTAAAAATAGAATTGTTAGAAGAGCTAATGAGCTTATTAAAGAACTGAAATATTTAAATGCAGCCAAATATGAAAATGAAGTAATGGAAGAGGTTATTTCTCAACTTGCACAAGAGTTTTATGCTTCTAAACAATCGGTAAAAATAAGATTAGCAGAGTTAGGTTTTCAAAGTGCAATTGGTACATTTACTTATGTAGATAACCATTATGTTAAACCACATACTTTTAAAAAGGGCTCATTAAAAAATAATGAAACATATACTGCAAATATTAAAGATATAGCGTTTCAAAGTGTAATTAATCCAAGATTAAAGAAACAAGTAGAGCAAGGTAAGTATTTGTTTGTAGATAATCATCTTGTCTATAATTCAAAAAAATATTTACAGTCTACAGATGATGGATTGGAATTAACATCATATGCGTTATCACACATGGATGAATGCTGTATTAAATTTAAATTAAATATCGTAAAAAGCAAATATATAAGCATAGATAATGTTTGCTTTTTAAGTCGATCAGTAGATAGTTTATATACTTTTGAAGCCGTAGCTTGTGATGAGCAGTTTGAAAATATGTCAGATGAAGAACAAGGGCAACTTCTTAAAAATGAAATACAAGAAGAAATGAAGATAGCTAATGAACTGACAAATAATCCAAAGCAAGTAATAAAAAGACTTTTGCAGTGGAGAGAAATGAGCCAAGTAGAATTATCTTCATTTAGTGAAATAGATACAGAAACTATTAGTAGGATAGTTAATGGAAAAACTAATCCTAAAATTGAAACAGTTGTAAGACTTTGCTTAGCATTAAAGTTATCTCCAACTATTAGTACACGAGTATTAGACATATTTGGATGTGCTATTAATCCTAATTTGTTTAACCATCAAGTTTATAGATTTGCATTACAAACTTTATATAAGCATGATTTTGATGATATCAAAGAAAAATGTAAGGCTATGGGCGTTAATATATAAAAATTTAAAAAATATGAAAAAATTATCCACTTTCAGAGTGGATTTTTTAAATGGAGGATATAGAGATATATCTTCTTTTTTTTATGCTTTAAAATAGCAAATCCTATATTTATAAGTAGTAAAGCGGTCCACTTTTAAAGTGGATCATGCTTTTTTAAAAGATTATAAAATTTAGATGTACTTAATAAAAAGGTACAAAAATCTAGCGACAGTTCATAAATGAACAGCCTAGAAAAAAGTTTGTGTTATTGGCTCATAGTCTGACGAGATTATGCCTGCAGCAATAACATAGACAAAAAATATTAAATAGTTAGCCTAGCAGGATGGTTAACCAGAAAGTGAGAATTCATTTTATGGTTAGCAAATATTTAATTTCCACTGTGGGTTCTTACTTTCTGAGAAGAAAGGACGGACTCGCAGATGAAGGCAGATCAAAAAAAGCAATATGTTATCCAAATGGAGGTAACAAAAGAATCAATTAAGGATTTAGGAATTAATCCTAAAGAAGTTAGCTATCAAAAGGTAGGTAGTGAATATAAATTAGTTCATTTAATAAAAACAGATAATGAAGAGCTATATAAAGAATTCATGCAACCTGTCTGGAGAGAAGCAAAAGAAATAGAAAGAAAGAGAAATGCAGAAATGGAATGTAAAAAAACTGCTCTTTCATTAGATGAGCTTTATGAAAATTATAAATATGAAACACTAGATTATAATCAAGAATCAGCTCTTGAAAGACTAGAAAAAGAAGAATTGTTAGAAAAACTAAACAAATTAGTTGAAGAATTAGATGAGATAGACAAACAAATCTTTAAATATTATATGGAAGAAAAATCAGATAGTGAAATAGCTGATTTACTAGGAAGTAAAAGAACTACTGTTAATTATCAAAGACGCAGAATTTTCTCGAATTTAAAAAACTCCTTAGAAGATTATTTATAAAAAAATAAAAAATTTTCAAAAATTTTTGTCACCTAGCTAATTTTTGTCCGTTAACAAGTGAAGGGGAGAAACACCACTTCAAAAATAACGGAAAGGAGGTAAGCCAAATGACAAAAAATATAGACGAAAAGATATGCGATGTATTACTTGAAATAAGTAATAAGACCAAAAGCATAGCTGACAATCTAAAAAAGTTAAATAAGTTGAAAGGAGAAGAAAATGGGAAAAGTCAAAGATCTATCTGTAATCGCAGAAGAACTTAAAAAATGTAGTCAAACTTTAGATTTAATAACATCAGATTTATTAAGTTTAACCAGTGGAAAAGCTATTAAAGAAGAGGAAGAAATACCAACACTAGAAGATGTAAGAAAAGTACTAGCTGAAAAAAGCAAACTAGGTTTTACTCCACAAATAAAGGAAATAATAAATTCTTTTAATGCTAATAAGTTAAGTGAAGTTAATCCATCAGATTATCTAGAACTTTTAAATAAAGTAAGGGGGCTAGAATAATGGAAAAACCAAGTAGTGTAACAGAAAATAGACAAAGATACATCGGTGGTTCAGATATTCCAATAATTATGGATATATCTGCATTTAAAAGTAGAAGTCTACTAATGAAAGAAAAAGCAGGTTTTAGTAAAAATACTTTTAAAGGTAATGAATACACAGAATATGGAAATATCCTAGAACCGATGATAAGAGATTATATCAATGAAGAATTTAGAAAATCTAGTCCATTTAAGGAAGGATACTTTATAGGTGATTTAAGTCCAAATGAAACAGACAAATTAAAGTTTAGATGTAATGTTGATGGAATAAATGATAGTGAAATACTAGAAATTAAAACTACATCAAATATTAAATCAGACATTAAGGATTATAAATACTATCTAGTGCAACTGCTCTTTTATATGATAAATGCTAAAAAAGAAAAAGGAATGCTAGCTATCTATGAAAGAACTACCTTTAATATTCCAAAACAAATCGATAAAGATAAATTAAAAATCTATCATATTGATTTAAAGGATTATCAGAAACTTGCAACAGAAATATTAGAAAGTGTAGATAAGTTTCAAGAAGACTTAATAGCCTTAAAGAACAATCCAGAAATGACAGATGAAGATTTTATAAATCCAATCATTGTAGATAACTCAAAAAAAGTAATAGCCTTAGAAAATAAGTTAAAAGGTTTAAAAGAAGTAGAACAAGAATTAAAGAAAACCAAAGAAGACTTATTTGAAGCTATGAAAAAATACAATGTTAAGAAATGGAAAACATCAAATGGTGTAACTATTTCAAGAGTTGATGAAACTACCAGTCAAAGAGAAGTGATTGACACTAAAAAATTAAAGGCAGATGAGCCTACTATCTATAACAAATATATGGAAGTAAAAACATCAAAAAGAAAAGGCTATGTAAGAATAGCCATTGATGAAAACAATGTAAATCAAGAATTTAATAAAATAAAAGGAGAAAATTAAAATGAAGAATAATAAATGCAAAGTAATAACAGGTGTAAATACAAGATTATCATACTTTAATGGTTGGGAGCCTGTATCAATTAACGGTGGTAAAGAAAGATACTCTGTATCTGTTCTAATTCCAAAAGAAGATAAAGAAACATTAGACCAAATAGAGAAGGCAGTAGATGCTGCAATTGAAGAAGGAATGAGTAAGTTTGGAAATAAGAAACCAAACAAACAAGCAATTAAACTACCACTTCGTGATGGAGATATTGAAAGAGATGATGAAGCATATAAAGGACATTACTTCATCAATGCTAATTCAATTACACCACCACAAATTGTAGATAAAAATGTCAAACCAATATTAGATAGATCAGAAGTCTACTCAGGGTGCTACGGACGAGTATCACTTAACTTCTACGCTTTTAACTCTAACGGTAATAAAGGTGTAGCTTGTGGACTTGGAAATATCCAAAAAATAAAAGACGGAGAGCCATTAGGTGGCAGAACAAATGCTACTGATGAATTTACAACTCTAGAGTCTGACGACTTTTTAGCATAAGGAGATGGATATGAAAGAATTAACAGAAGTAATGAACTTAATAGCAAATATTGGAATGGCTACTTTTCTTATATCAATTAACATATGTCTTTGTTGGGCTATGATTATTGGATATAAAGAACAAAAAGCAAAAGAAAAAGCAAGAAAGCTAAAACAGTTAAAAGAAAGACGACTAAGAAGGTCAGAATAAATAAGCATATAAAGTGGCAAGGATTAGTCTTTGCCATCTTTATTTTAAAAGGAGTAACAATGGAAAAAATAAAAACACTGAGTTGTGATATTGAGACATTTTCTAGCATAAATTTAGGTAAAAGTGGAGTTTATAAATATTGCGAGAGTAAAGATTTTGAAATCTTACTATTTGCATATTCAGTAAATAACACTGATGTAAAAGTAATAGATTTAGCAAGTGGAGAAAAACTGCCACAAGAAATAATAGAGGCACTAAAAAGTGATAAAGTTATTAAATGGGCTTTTAATGCTAACTTTGAGAGAATTTGTCTATCAAGATATTTAGGTATGAAAACAGGAGAATATTTAAATCCTAAATCGTGGAGATGTTCTATGGTTTGGTCTGCATATATGGGACTGCCTTTATCTCTTCAAGGTGTAGGTGCAGTTTTAGGATTAGATAAACAAAAATTAGCAGAAGGTAAAGATTTAATAAGGTATTTTTGTATACCTTGTAAGCCGACTAAAACTAATAATCAAAGAATAAGAAATTACTATTATCACGATAAAAACAAATGGGAGCTTTTTAAGGAATATAACAAGCGAGATGTTGAAGTAGAAATGAAGATACAAGAAAAACTAAAAAACTTTAAAGTACCTGACTTTATTTGGAAAGAATATGAATTAGACCAAATTATAAATGATAGAGGCATAAAAATAGATAAGCAGTTTGTCTTATCTGCAATTGAGATTAACAGGATATCTAGGTTTAGAAATATGAATGAGTTAAAAGAAATAACTAATCTTGAAAATCCTAATTCAGTACTGCAAATAAAACAGTGGCTTAAAGAAAATAATGTAGAAACAGATAGCCTTGATAAAAAGACAGTAATAGAACTTTTAAAAACATCAAATAATAAAGTAAGTAGAGTTTTAGAACTTAGACAAAAACTATCTAAATCATCAATCAAAAAATATGAGGCTATGATAAATGCAGTTTGTTTAGATGATAGATGTAGAGGTATGTTTCAATTTTTAGGAGCAAACAGAACTGGGCGTTGGAGTGGAAGACTGGTTCAACTTCAAAACTTAAAAAGAAACTCAATGTCAGATTTAAAACAGGCACGAGATTTAGTTAAAGATAAAAATATAGAGGCATTAGATTTACTTTATGAAGATATACCAAATGTACTATCTGAACTTATACGAACGGCATTTATACCAAAAGAAAACACTACATTTTTTGTAGCAGATTTTAGTGCTATTGAAGCAAGAGTTATTGCTAATCTTGCAGGAGAAAAATGGAGAGAAGAAGTCTTTAAAAACGGTGGAGATATTTACTGTGCATCAGCTAGTCAGATGTTTAATGTTCCAGTAGAAAAACATGGAGTAAATGGGTATTTAAGACAAAAAGGTAAGATTGCAGAACTTGCACTTGGATATGGCGGGTCTGTTGGAGCTTTGACTGCTATGGGTGCTCTTGATATGGGGCTTAAAGAGGAAGAATTAAAACCATTAGTTGATGCTTGGAGAGATGCTAATCCACATATAGTTGAGTTTTGGTGGGCAGTAGATAAAGCAGTTAAGGATTGTATAAAGCAAAGAATAACAACCAAAACTCATGGCATTAAATTTATTTATAAAAGTGGGATACTTTTTATAGAACTACCAAGCAAAAGACGACTTGCATATATAAAACCAAAAATAGAAATAAACCAATATGGTAGTGAATCTGTTAGTTATGAGGGAATAGGAGTAGGAAAGAAATGGGATAGACTTGAAAGTTATGGTCCAAAGTTTGTAGAAAATATAGTGCAAGCAATCGCAAGAGATTTATTAATGTTTGCTATAACAAATTTAAGTGATTTAGAAATAGTAGCCCATATTCATGATGAATTAATTATTGAAGGAGATAAAAGTTTATCACTAGATAAAATTTGTAAGGATATGAGCATGTTACCTGATTGGAATAAGACTTTATTACTTAATGCCGATGGTTATACTTGTGAGTTTTATAAGAAGGATTAAGTGAAAATAAATATTTTTTAAGAAAGTAGGATTAATTTCCTACTTTTTTTAATTTTTTTTGAGAAATTTTTGTCACCTAGACGTTTTTTGTCCGTTAACAAGTGAAGGGGAAAAGAGCCCACTTCAAAAATTTAAAAAAACAGAAAGGAGACATTAAAGATGTCAAAAACACAGTCATTCCAAGAAAAGGAATTCAAAAAATCAACAGAATATAACAATGAAAAGAAAGGAGGATGTTTAGAAATTACAAAGCAAATAGAAAAAATAGCAATATTAAATAGTTCTGAATTTGGAAAAATTAGAACATTAAATATCAATAATCAGATTTGGTTTGTAGGAAAAGATATATGTACAGCTTTTGGAGATAAAAATCATAATAGATCACTATCAAGAATAGATGAAGAAGATAAACTTGAAAGCCTCATTATAGATAATCTTGGAAGAAAGCAGAAAATTAAATTTATCAATGAAAGTGGATTGTATGCATTACTTTTTACTCTTAAACCTGAAAGAGCAAATTCAGGTGGGGTACAGAATGCGTACCCCATAGAAGTGCAAGAAAGAATAAATAAAATCAAAAGATTTAAAAGATGGGTTACAAGTGAAGTATTACCATCAATTAGAAAAAATGGTGGATATATTCAAGGTCAAGAAAATCTAGATGGTGAAACTATAAAAGAAGCACTAACTGCTGCAAAAGAAGTAATCAAGCAAAAAGACTTATTGATTGAAACAATGAAACCAAAAGCTTTATTTGCAGATAGTGTTGCTACAAGTAATACAACTATTCTAATTGGAGAGCTTGCAAAAATTCTAAAAGGAAATGGTATCAATACTGGTCAAAACAGATTGTTTGAATGGCTTAGAGTTAATGGCTATCTAATTAAAAGAAAAAGTGGTGACTATAATATGCCAACACAAAAGAGTATGGAACTTGGTCTATTTAAAATCAAAGAAACAGTATTCACATATCCAGATGGTCATACAACTATTAGCAAAACTACAAAAGTTACAGGTAAGGGACAACAGTATTTTATAAATCTATTTTTAAAGGAGAATAACTAATGAAAGAGAAAAAAGAATTCAAACCACTAGTATATGTATGTGCTCCATACAGTGGAAATATCAAAGAAAATATAAAAAGAGCAACTAAATTTGCAGAGTTTATTTATAACCAAAACTGCATACCAATTACGCCTCATCTAATGTTCCCATTTTTAGATGACACTAAAAAAGCAGATAGATATAATGCAATATTTATGGATATTATCTTACTTGGAAAAGCAAATGAAGTGTGGGTTTTAGCAGAAAACATTACAAAAGGAATGAGTAAAGAGCTTGAAATATCTAAAAAGAGATTTCAAAAAGTAAGATACTTCAATAACGATTTTAAGGAGGTGGCAATCAATGAAGTTAACAATATATAAATCAGATGTAGTACAAAATTCTAAAAATTGTATCTATCCATATAAGGAAATAGTAACAAACAAAGAAGAGTTAAAAAATGTGGTCGCATTTGACCATGTTTGTGGTCAGTTTAAAAACAATTATAGAGCAAAGGATAATTACATAGGTTCTGACTGCGATGTATTTGATGTAGATAATGACCATACAGAAGATGAAAGTAAATGGATATATCCAGAAGACTATGAATTCATATTTGGAAATGTAGCATATGCTATTGTTCCAAGTAGAAATAATATGAAAGAAAAGAACGGTAAAAAAGCTAGACCTAGACATCATATCTACTTCCCACATAAACCGTTTAATAGTGTTAAGGGGTGTCAAGAATTTAAAAATAAGGTATATGAGAACTTTAAATTTTTAGATAAAAATGCATTAGACCCTGCAAGATTTATCTATGGAAATAATGCAGATGAGATTATTTGGAATGATAGTGATAAAAGTATAGAAGATGTACTTGTAGAAGAACAAGACCTTTTTGCAGAATTTGATGAAATGACTGGTTCTATTCAAGCTGGAAGTCGAAATTCTACTATGAGTCATATAGCTGGAAAACTTATCAAGCGTTATGGAATTACAGATACTGCTAAAAAAGAATTTTTAAAACAAGCAGAAAAATGCACACCACTATTATCTGATAGTGAGCTTAATAAAATATGGCATAGTGCTATTAAGTTTGGAAATAAGGTTATAAATCAAGAGGGATATATTCCACCAGAACAGTACAATCAAGAATTTAATTTAATGCCTCACGATTTAACTGATGTTGGACAAGCAGTTATGCTTTCAAAAGAATATAAGGATATATTAAGGCATTCTTCATCAACAGATTATCTAGTATATAACGGCTCATTTTGGGAAGAATCATCATCAAAAGCACAAGGTTTAATTCAACTATTAACTGAAAGACAACTAGAAGAGGCAGAAGTTGAAATTAAAAAGTGTATGGATGAAATGACTAAAAATGGAGCATTTGAACTGCTTGCTGCACTTGGAAATAAAAAGGCATTAGATCAGTTTAGTTCAGTCCAAAGAAGAAGTTATGATAAGTATGAAAAAGCACTAGTTTATCAGAAGTTTGCACTTAAAAGAAGAGATAGTAGATATATTTGGGCAGCACTAAAAGAAGTAAAACCTATGATAGTTATAGAACCAAATGAATTAGACTGTAATGATATTTTATTAAATACACCAACTAACACTATTAATCTTAAAACTGGTATATCTGATGAGCATAAAGCAAGTGACTTTATCACTAAACAAACTAGTGTAGACCCATCAAATGATGGTATGAACTTATGGCTTGATTCATTAAATGTGTTTTTTGAAAGCAATCAAGAATTAATAGATTATGTACAAAAAATTGTAGGACTTGCAGTTATAGGAAAGGTTTATGTAGAGGCTCTTATTATTGCTTATGGAGAGGGAAGAAATGGTAAGTCTACATTTTGGAATACAATCGCAAAGGTTCTAGGTACATATAGTGGAACGATGTCGGCAGATATTCTAACTGCTGGTTGCAGAAGAAATGCTAAACCAGAACTTGCAGAGGCAAAAGGTAAAAGACTGCTTATTGCAGCTGAGCTTGAAGAGGGAATGCGAATGAATACATCAAACGTTAAACAGCTATGTTCTACTGATGAAATAACAGCAGAAAAGAAATTCAAATCTCCATTTGCTTATACTCCATCACACACATTAGTACTTTATACTAACCACCTGCCAAGAGTTGGAGCATTAGATAAGGGGACTTGGAGAAGACTTATTGTAATACCATTTAATGCAAAGATTGAAGGTAAAAGTGATATCAAAAACTATACTGATTACATATTTAAAAATTCAGGTGGTGCAGTTTTACAGTGGATAATCGATGGTGCTAAAAAAGTAATCAAAGATGATTTTAAATTAAAAAAACCAAAGATAGTAGAAGAGGCTATAAGCAAATATCAAGATGAAAATGACTGGTTTAATCAGTTTTTAGAAGAATGCTGTGAGATAGGAGTGGATTTTGAAGAAAAAAGTGGTGAGCTTTATTCAGAGTATCGTTCATTTTGCATCCGAAGAGGTGAGTATATTCGTAGTACAACAGATTTTTATGCAGCCGTTGAAAGCGAGGGGTATATACGAAGAAAAACTATGAAAGGTAATATTATTGTAGGCGTTAGACTAAAATCTGAATTTGAAAATATATAAAAATATGGATGTCATTGAAGTCATATATATAAGTTTTCTTATAGGTATAAAAAATAGGTATATAAGGTAATATAGGAAAATGACTTCCTTGACCTCCATAATATATAAAAAGTGACGATATATACTCTATTTATATATAAAAGTTAGGAAATTGAGTATATAGCACTGCACGAATAAAAAATAAGGAGTAATAAATGTTAGAAAAAAATATAGAAAAAAAGCTAGTAAAGGCAGTTAAGGATAAAGGGGGACTTTGTTTAAAACTTAATTCTTTAAGCATGATAGGAATTCCAGATAGGTTAATTTTGATGAATAAAGGAAAAATAGGATTTGTAGAATTAAAGCAGAAAGGTTTAAAACCCCGTCCTATTCAGATAAGAAGAATAAAAGATTTAAGAAAGCTAGGTTTTAAATGCTTTGTCATTGATGATGTAGAAAGAATAGGAGGTGTGATAGATGAAATATGCTCCACATAAATATCAGGAAGTAGCAACAGATTTTATAATCAATAAACCCATATCTGCCATCCTACTTGAATGTGGTTTGGGCAAAAGTATTATAACTTTAACAGCTATAAATGATTTAATGCTAGATAGCTTTGATGTTTCAAAAGTATTAATTATAGCACCTTTAAGAGTCGCTAAAACTACATGGAAAGATGAAATTAAGAAATGGGAACATTTAAACTTGCTTGAATATTCCATCATAGTTGGTAGTAAAAAAGAGCGAGAACAGGCATTAAATAAAAAAGCACATATCTATATAATCAATCGTGAAAATATAGATTGGCTTATTACTAAAAGTGGATATAAGTTCGATTTTGATATGTTAGTAATTGATGAATTATCAAGTTTTAAAAATGGACAGTCTAAAAGATTTAAATCACTACTTAAAGTAAGACCAAAGATTAAAAGAGTAGTTGGACTAACAGGCACGCCAAGTTCTAATGGACTGATGGACTTGTGGGCAGAATTTAAAATACTAGATATGGGAGAAAGACTTGAAAAGTATATAACTCATTATAGGAATAAGTACTTTTTACCAGATAAAAGAAATGGTATGCAGATATTTTCATATAAACCAATGATTGATTCAGAAGAAAGAATCTATGACAAAATATCAGATATAACAATTTCAATGAAAGCAAAAGACCATCTTAAAATGCCAGAACTTGTAATCAATGAAGTTAAAGTATCGATGGATAATAATGAGAGGGCTATTTATGAAGAGCTTAAAAAGAAGTTTGTAGTAGAAGTTGCAGAAAGTGTTAAAAATAGAACTTACACAACTGAAATAGATGCAGTAAATGCTGCCGTGCTATCTGGAAAGCTACTGCAACTTGCAAGTGGAAATATTTATGATGAAGATAGAAAATCTTATCATATCCACGATAGAAAGCTAGATGCCCTTGAAGATTTAATTGAAGGTGCAAATGGTAAGCCAGTATTAGTTGCTTATTGGTATGGCTCGGATAAAGAAAGAATAATGAAAAGGTTTAGTGTTCGTGAAATTAAAACCGAGCAAGATATAAGAGATTGGAATGATGGGAAAATACCAGTTGCAATTATCCACCCAGCAAGTGCAGGGCATGGACTAAATCTTCAAATAGGAGGAGCAACACTTATATGGTTTAGCTTGATTTGGTCGCTTGAATTATACCAACAAACCAATGCCAGACTTTACAGACAAGGTCAAAAAGATACAGTAGTTATTCATCACATAATATGTAGTGGAACTATTGATGAAGATGTAATGAAAGCATTACAAAGAAAAGAAAAAATACAAGATGCATTAATGAATGCAGTAAAAGCACAAATAAAAGAGTAGAAGTTATTAAGATAACTTACCTCGGAAAGAATAGAGGTAAGAAAAATGAAATCAAAAGAATATTTTAGAAAAATTAATTATTTAAAAACAGCAATTGAATTTAAATTAGAAAAGGCAGAGTTCTATAAAGAACTAGCACAAAGTGCAGGTGGGACAGTTTATAGTGATATGCCAAAACCACCAAAAGGAAGTGTAAGAAGTCCTATGGAAGAGGCTATGATTAAAGCATTAGATTTAGAAATTGAAGCTAAAAAAGATGAAGAAGAACTAAGTAGACTAACAGTTGAGGCATTGAATTTTATAGAAAGAATAGAAGATCTGAAACTGCAAAAGATATTAATACTTAGATATTTAAAGGAGTTAAATTGGTATAAAATTCAAAGAACTATGGATTATAGTGAGAGTGCAATTCATAAACTTCATAACAAAGCTTTAGCTAAAATGGATGTGATAATTAATGAAAAATACAAAAAGTAGACCTAAGGAGAGCCGAAGAGAGCCGTGAAGAGTTGTTTACACCTAGCCAATTGTAGTACTATATAATTAGGAAAAAGCTATGGGAACATAAAAGACCTTGTAAGGACAGACCTTGCAGGGTTTTTATTATGCAAAGAAAGAGAGATTTATATGCCAAGAAAACCTAAAAGACCATGTTCTTTTCCTAACTGTCCAGAACTAACTGATGGTAGGTTTTGTGAGAAACACTTAAAAGAAGATAACAAAAGATATGAAAAGTATGGTAGGAAGTATAAACCACATTTAAGGTATGGTAGAGCATGGAAAAGAATAAGAGATAAATATGTAAAGACACATCCTTTTTGTGAGATGTGCTATAAGAACGGAATACTTGTAGAGGTCGAGCAAGTACATCACAAACTACCACTTGCAGAAGGTGGAACACATGATATTAATAATTTAATTTCATTGTGCCAAAGTTGTCACTCCAAAGTTCATGCCAAGCGTGGAGATAGATGGGGGTAGGGGCTTAATTATCTCTAAACCCTAGTAAACAGAAGAACGGGCGAGAACCTTCGTGCAGAAAAAGTTTGGTTCAAACAGGGTATTAAAGAAAATTAAAGAAAAGGAGGAAAAAACATGGCAAAAGACGGTACAAATCGTGGTGGTAGAAGAGTTAGAGCAGGAGATAAACCACACTCTGCAGTACAAAAAATCCAAAAAGGAAAAGAAGTAAAAGTTATAGATAATGAAATACCAGAATTAACAATTGAAGAATTAGATGCAGTTGATTTACCTGATGGAGCAGTTCTTGAAGGGGTAAATATTCCAAAGCCAAGTGAATATTTATCTGCAAAACAGAAAAGTGGTATCCCACTTGGTGCAGATAGAATTTACAAAGAAACATGGTTATGGCTAAAAGAAAGAAACTGTGAAAAATTAGTAAATCCAAGATTATTAGAGGCATATTCACAAGCATTTGCTAGATATATTCAATGTGAAGAAGCATTAAGTAATTATGGACTTCTAGGTAAACATCCTACAACAGGAGGAGTTATTACATCTCCATTTGTTCAGATGTCAGTTCAATTCCAAAAAAGTGCAAATCTTTTATGGTATGAGATTTATGACATAGTAAAACAAAATTGCACATCAGTATTTGAAGATACTGGTGATGATTTAATGGAAAAATTACTTCGTATGAAGAAATAGAAAGGAATATGAAATGATAGAAAAAGTTAATCCAAAGCACCCAGATAAAATCAGCGATTGTATTGCAGGTGCTATTGTAGATTTAGCATATAAGAAAGAAGATGAACCAAAGATTGCAGTTGAAGTTTTAATTGGTCATGGTGTATGTCATACAATCATTGAAACAACTGTAAAATTTGAAAATAAAGAAATAGAAGAAATCATAAAAAGAATAGCAGGTAATGTTAAATGCGATATTATGGTTGTAGAACAAGATGAGCATTTATCTAAAAACCAAGAAGATGAAATTAGATGTGGAGATAATGGAATATTTAAAGGTATGCCATTAACTAATGAGCAGATTAAATTATCTAAAATTGCAAAAGACATTTATGAAAAATATCCATTTGATGGTAAATACATATTAGATAAAGATAGACTTATAATCTGCCAATCAAATGCAAAAACAGAAGAACTTAAAAAGCTATATCCAAAAGCAATAATCAATCCATTAGGAGAGTGGATAGGTGGAACAAATGTGGATACAGGATGTACAAATAGAAAACTAGGAAGTGATATGGCAGATAGCTTAACAGGTGGTGGACTTCACGGTAAAGATTTATCTAAGGCAGATGTTTCAGTAAATATATATGTATTTTTAAAAGCACAAGAAACTAAAAAAGAAATAAAACTATCATGTGCAATTGGAGATACTGAAATTGATGGCAAGCCTTATGGCGAGATAGTAAAAATTGCAAAAGAATATATAGACTCTATTGGTGGATTTGAAGAATTTGCTAAATGGGGTCTTTTTTAGTGGAGGAAAGATGAATAAAGAAACAAAATATTACATTGCAGATATTGATGAGCTAATACCTTATGTCAATAATGCAAGAACCCATAATGAACAACAAGTAAATCAAATAGCTGCAAGTATAAAAGAGTTTGGATTTTTAAATCCTGTTTTAGTTACAAGTGATAATACAATACTAGCTGGTCACGGTAGAATTCTCGCAGCAAGAAAGCTAGGACTTAAAAAGATACCTTGTATTAAAGAAGAGCATTTAAGTGAGGCACAAAAGAAAGCATACATTATTGCAGATAACAAACTAGCACTCAATGCTGGATGGGATAATGAACTTTTAAATGTTGAATTATCTGAACTCGAAGGTATGGATTTTGATATTGACCTTTTAGGTTTCAGTGGAGAAGAGCTATCTAAAATATTTGATGAAGCTAGAGATGTTGAAGAAGATAAATTTGATGTAGAAGAAGAACTTAAAAAGCCGTGCATAAGTAAGAATGGAGATATTTGGAAAATTGGAAAGCATAAAGTTATTTGTGGAGATAGTACAGATTTAAAAACATATGAAAGATTACTAGAAGATAAAAAAGTAAATCTAGTTTGTACAGACCCACCATATATGATTGATTTAGATAGTGCATCAGGAAAAATAAAAAACGATAATCTTAAAGATAAAGAAGCCTATGAGTTTTTACTTAAGGCTTTTAATAATTTTAAGGAAACAATGTCAACAGATGCATCTATTTATATTTTTTATGCAACTATGAAAGCTCGTATTTTTTATGATGCATATGAAGACGCAGGATTTAAGGTTGGAGCAGGACTTATTTGGAAGAAACCAAGAGCCCCACTTATGAGAACTGACTGGAAGTTTAATATGGAGCCAATTATATGGGGGTGGAGAAAAGATGGAAAACATATCTGGTATGGTGATCAAAAGCAAAAAGCAATATTTGAATTTGACGGACTTTCTAATTCTAAGACAGAGGGATTTGGTCATCCATCAAGTAAGCCAGTAGCTTTAATAGCATATCTAATTAAACAATGTACTCAAACAAATGGATTGGTACTTGATGGATTTTTAGGCTCTGCTACAACACTAATAGCTTGTGAAGAGCTTGATAGAATTTGCTATGGAGTAGAACTCGAACCAAAATTTGTAGATGTTGCAGTAAAAAGATACATAGAATTAAAAGGTTCAAGTGAAGATGTAATCTTAATTAGAGATGGTAAAGAATATAAATATAGTGATGTAGAGGTTAAAGATGAGTGATTTAACACTAGGTAGTCTTTTTTCAGGCTCTGGTGGATTTGAGTTAGGAGCTTTAATTTCAAATATTACTCCAATCTGGAATTCTGAAATCGAACCTTTTCCTATAAGGGTTACAACTAAAAGACTACCAAATGTTAAACACTTAGGAGATATAACTAAGATAAAAGGTATTGAAATAGAACCAGTAGATATCATAACATTTGGAAGTCCTTGTCAAGACTTATCAATTGCAGGAAAAAGAAATGGACTAGATGGCACAAGGTCTAGTCTTTTTTATGAAGCAATAAGAATAATAAAGGAAATGAGGAATAAAACAAATGGAGAAAAACCAAGATACATTGTGTGGGAAAATGTGCCAGGAGCATTCTCATCAAACAAAGGGGAAGATTTTAGATGTGTCCTTGAAGAAATCTGCAAAGTTAAAAAAGAAGATATATTTATACCTAAATCTACAAAATGGCAAAATGCAGGAACAATCATGGGAAGAGATTACTCCATATCATGGCGAGTGCTTGATGCTAGATATTTCGGAGTACCACAAAGAAGAAGACGAATCTTCCTTGTCGCAGATTTTAATGGACAAAGTAGCGAGCAAATATTATTTAAGCAAGAAAGCAAGTCTTGGAATACTAGCAAGGGCAAAAAAGTGTGGAAAAAAGCTACCAGAGATTTTAGAAAAAGCACTGATAAACACATCAATGATACAAAATTAGTATTTGAAAATCATGGTCAAGACACAAGGTATACTGGACCAATAGGAGTAAGTACTACCCTTGGAGCAAATCTTGGCAGTGGCGGGGGAAATACTCCCTTTGTGGTTGAAGATAAAAGCATATTTGATATAAGACTTACATCAGATAATACTAAAAATGTAAGAGCAAATATCTATAAAACAGATACATCAAGAGCACTTGATACCAACGGAAATAATCCAAATGCTAATCAAGGTGGTGTAGCAGTTTGCTATTCAACTTCAAAAAGTTCATTTCATACTATTGCAGAAAAAGAACTAGTAAATACATTAGTTGCAACAGACTATAAAGACCCACCACTTGTAAATGATAATTACATCGTAAGAAGATTAACTCCACTTGAATGTTTAAGACTTCAAGGCTTTCCAGATTATTGGTGTGATGATTTAGAAACTGAAAATCCAACGTATAAAGAGATTAAGTTTTGGAGAGAAGTATTTGAAACACATAGAAAAGTAGTAACTAAATCTAAAAGACCAAAGACAGATAAGCAAATAATAAAATGGCTTAAAAATCCTTATTCAGATAGTGCAATGTATAAAATGTGGGGAAATGGTGTAGCTCTTCCTTGTGTAGTTTTTGTCTTAAATAGTATTAAAAACTTTAATAATAATGGCTAAATTACTTGATATATAAACCAATCTACGGGAATATGTACATAACAAAATTAAAGGAGAAAACCATGAATAAAGAAAAAATTATGGAACAAATCATAAATCCAAATACACTAAATGAAACTGAAAAGAAATTCGAGAAGATATGCAAAGATGTTTTATATGAATTTGAAACTTTAGAAACTAGACATCATGATGATTTAGACTTTAAAGATATATCAGTATGGTCAATTAGAGAACTAATGCAAAAAGCATATGACCTTGGAAAAGAAGATACATTAAAAGGAATTAAATAATGGTTGTTAAAAAAGAGATTTTAGAAGAACTAAGAATTAAATATCCAAAAGGTGTAAGAGTTGAATTACTTAAAATGGAAGATAAACACGCTCCCTCAGTTGGAACAAAAGGAACTGTTATGGGAGTTGATGACATTGGTTCAATAATAGTTAAGTGGGATAATGGTAGCAGCTTAAATGTTGTTTTAAATGAAGATATATGTAGGAGAATAGAAGATGACAGATAAAATAAAAGAGCAAATATTAGAAATTAGAGATACTGGACTTACAAATATGCTAGATACTGTAATGGTTCAAAGAATTGCTCATGATAAAGGCTTTTATGAATTAGTTATATTTATAGAAGAACAAAAATCTGATTATATTGCCTTTATTCTTGGAAAATAAGCAGATATTTAAAGAAATATGCCTAATTTACTTGATATATAGTCGATAGTACGGGAATATGTATATAACAAAAATTAAAGGAGAAAAAACATGAGCAGAAGAGCAAGAATAGCAATAAAAGAAGAAAACGGAGGAAAATCAATTTACCTTCACAATTCAGAAGAACCTAGCAAAATGCTAGAATTTCTTAAAAAATATTATTACCAAAAAGATAAAGTTAAAAAGATTATAGAACTTGGAGATTGTTCAATATTAGCAGAAAAATTAGAACCAACTAAGAAAGGACACAGTTTCAATAATCCAGAAGAAAATGTATCAATCTTTTATGGAAGAGATAGAAATGAAACAAATGTTAAAGCAATAGACTTTAAAAATAGAGATGAATTAATAAAACAAGCTAAAGATTCATGGGCAGATGATTGCTACATTTATAATAAAGAACAAGGAAGATGGGACATTTTATAATTTAAAAACAAAATAATTAAACTTTAAGAGCTTTTATAAAGGCTCTTTTTTAGTTGGAAAGGAGATAGTTATTAAAACAAATGATTACAAACCAACCAAATTTATGCTTAAGACATCAACTTATGATAAGAAAAGTGCAGATTATGCAGTTAATTTTATAGAACTTTTAACTCATACAAAAGGTAGATGGGCAGGTAAAAAGTTTAAATTACTAGATTGGCAAAAACAAATTATTAGAGATTTATTTGGAATATTAAAACCCGATGGATACAGACAGTTTAATACTGCATATATTGAAATTCCAAAGAAGATGGGTAAATCAGAACTTGCAGCTGCCGTTGCACTTCTTCTTTGTTGTGGAGATGGAGAAGAAAGAGCAGAAGTTTATGGTTGTGCAGCTGATCGTGGACAAGCAACGATTGTTTTTGATGTTGCAGCCGATATGGTAAGAATGTGTCCTGCACTAAACCGTAGAGTTAAAATTCTAACTTCGCAAAAAAGAATAATCTACTTACCTACTAATAGCTTTTATCAAGTGTTATCTGCTGAGGCTTATTCTAAACACGGTTTTAATATTCACGGTGTAGTGTTTGATGAACTTCATACTCAACCTAATCGTAAGCTCTTTGATGTTATGACCAAAGGTTCAGGAGATGCTAGAACTCAACCATTATACTTTTTAATTACAACTGCTGGAACAGATACTAATTCAATTTGCTATGAAACGCATCAAAAAGCAAAGGATATTATTAGTGGCAGAAAAATTGACCATACATTTTATCCAGTGATTTATGGAGCAGATGAAGATGATGATTGGTCAGATGAAAAAGTATGGAAAAAAGCTAATCCATCACTTGGAGTAACTGTTCCAATTGAAAAAGTAAGGTCTGCTTTTAACTCTGCTAAACAAAACCCAGCAGAAGAAAATGCGTTCAGACAGTTAAGACTTAATCAATGGGTTAAACAATCTGTTAGATGGATGCCAATGGATAAATGGGATAAGTGTGATTTTAATATTAGTGAAGAAGAACTTGAAGGTAAGGTTTGCTATGGTGGACTTGATTTATCTTCTACAACAGATATGACTTCGTTTGTATTAGTCTTTCCACCAGAAGCTGAGGAAGATAAATATAAGGTGCTACCTTTCTTTTGGATACCAGAAGATACACTTGATTTAAGAGTTAAACGAGATCATGTTCCATATGATTTATGGCAAAAGCAAGGTTATATTAAAACAACAGAGGGAAATGTAGTTCACTATGGCTTTATAGAAAAGTTTATAGAAAAACTAGGAGAACGATTTAATATCCGAGAGATTGCTTTTGATAGATGGGGAGCAGTTCAAATGGTGCAAAATTTAGAAGGTATGGGTTTTACTGTTGTTCCATTTGGACAAGGATTTAAAGATATGAGCCCACCAACTAAAGAACTGATGAAACTAACACTAGAACAAAAACTAGCTCATGGTGGTCATCCAGTTTTAAGATGGAATATGGATAATATCTTTATAAGAAGAGACCCAGCAGGAAATATCAAAGCAGATAAAGAAAAATCAACTGAAAAAATAGACGGAGCGATTGCTACAATTATGGCACTTGATAGAGCAATAAGATGTGGCAATGTTAGTGAAGAAAGCGTCTATGATGATAGAGGACTGTTATTTATGTAATGGTTCTTTTTTAATTTTAAGAAAGGAAAAACATGGGAATATTTAAATATTTTTTTAGAACAAGAGATAAGCCACAAAACAAAATGAGTGGCAGTACATACAACTTTTTAACTGGTATCAGTTCAAGTGGAAGTAAAGTAAATGAAAAAACTGCAATGCAAATGACTGCCGTTTATTCATGCGTTAGGGTTTTGTCTGAAACGCTTGCAAGTTTACCTATCCATATTTATGAAGTAACTAACAATAAAAGAGAAAAAGCAATCAATCATCCTTTATATAAAGTGCTTCATGATGAACCAAATCCAGAAATGACAAGTTTTATATTTAGAGAAACATTAATGAGCCACTTACTTCTTTGGGGTAATGCCTATGCACAGATTATTAGAAATGGTCGTGGCGAAGTTTTAGGTCTTTATCCACTTATGCCAGATAAAATGACAGTAGATAGAGATGATAGTGGACATATTTATTATGAATATAAATCAAGTGGAATGGGTGGTGAGAGCATTAAACTCTCAGAAAGTGATGTACTTCATATACCAGGACTTGGTTTTGATGGGCTTGTTGGATACTCACCAATTGCTATGGCAAAAAATGCAATTGGTATGGCAATTGCAACAGAAGAATATGGTGCGAAGTTCTTTTCAAATGGAGCAACACCTAGTGGGATACTCGAACATCCAGGTACTGTTAAAAATCCACAAGCTATGAGGGAAAGTTGGAGTAAAGGCTTTTCAGGAAATAATGCTCATAAGGTAGCAATCTTAGAAGAAGGCATGAAATATACACCAATTTCAATCTCTCCAAATGAGGCACAGTTTTTAGAAACTAGAAAATTTCAAATAAATGAGATAGCTAGAATTTTTAGAGTTCCACCACATATGGTTGGTGACCTTGAAAAGTCTAGCTTTTCTAATATAGAGCAACAATCACTTGAATTTGTTAAATACACACTTGACCCTTGGGTTTCAAGGTGGGAGCAAGCTATCACAAAGAAACTATTAAGTGATGAAGAAAAGCAAAAGTATTCTATTAAATTCAATGTTGATGGACTGCTTCGTGGAGATTACCAATCTCGTATGAATGGATATGCAGTCGGTCGTCAAAATGGCTGGATGAGTGCAAATGATATAAGAGCACTTGAAAATCTAGATATGATAAGTAAAGAAGATGGTGGAGATTTATATCTAGTTAATGGAAATATGCTACCACTAAAAAATGCAGGAGCATTTGCAAATATAGAAGAAAAGGAGAAAGAAGATGGAAAATCAGAAGAGGAAGTTTTGGAGCTTTCAAAAAAGAAAAATAAAAAACAAAAGCGAAGAAGTTAATGAAGAGCGAATACTTTTTATTAATGGAACAATTGCTGATGAGTCGTGGTTTGATGATGATGTAACACCTAAAATCTTTAAAGATGAACTTTTTGAAGATGATGGAAGTATTACTGTTTGGATTAACTCGCCAGGTGGTGATTGTGTTGCAGCTGCACAAATCTACAATATGTTAAAAGAGTATAAAGGCAAGGTCACAGTAAAGATTGATGGACTTGCAGCCTCTGCTGGTTCAGTTATAGCAATGGCAGGAGATGAAGTTTTAGCATCACCTGTATCATTACTTATGATTCATAACCCTATAACTCAAGTTTATGGGAATAAGGAACTTATGAAACAAGTAATCTCTATGCTTGATGAAGTAAAAGAATCAATCATCAATGCATATGAAATTAAAACTGGACTTAGTAGAGATAAGATTTCTAACTTAATGAATAATGAAACTTGGATGAATGCTAATAAAGCAATCGAGCTAGGTTTTGTTGATGGAATTATAGATAGAAAATCACTAGAGAATTTGGAAATGCCAAATGTATCAGATAGTTTTTCACAAATAAAAGTGATGAACTCATTAGTAAATAAAATCGCACACAAGTGCAAAATAGAAAGAAAGGAAAATATTAATAAAGTAAAAGCGACTGACTTGTTTGGTCGTTTAGATTTAATTAAGAATTGGAGGAATAAATAATGAATAAAGTTTTAGAAATGATAGAAAAGAGAAATAAAGCATGGAATACTGCTAAAAATTTTGTAGAGGAAAAACAAGATAAGGACGGACTTTTATCTGAAGAAGATGCAAAAGTCTATAACGAATTAGAACAGAAAGTAAGAGATTACAGTGTTCAAATAGAAAGATTAAAGGAGATGGAAGAAATGGATAAAGAATTATCTAAACCAATAAATCAGGCAATTACAGAAAAGCCACAAAATGTAAAAATAGAAACAGAGAAAAAAGAAGAAAAGAAAGGTAGAGCAAGAGATGAATATAAAAAGGCTATGTTAAGTGCTTTTAGGTCTAATTTTAGAAATGTAAATAATATATTGCAAGAAGGAATAGATACTGATGGTGGATATTTAGTGCCAGATGAATATGATGACAGATTAGTTACAACACTTAAAGAAGAAAATATTATAAGAAAATTAGCTTATGAAATTTCTACAAGTGGAAAGCATAAAATTAATATTGCAGCCACTGACCCAGCAGCTGCTTGGATTGAAGAAGGTGGAGAGTTAACATTTGGAGAGTCTAAATTTAAACAAATAAATCTAGATGCACATAAACTTCATGTAGCTATTAAAATTACAGAAGAACTCCTATATGATAATGCTTTTAATTTAGAAAATTATGTAATGGAGGCCTTTGGAAAAGCACTAGCTAATGCAGAAGAAGACGCATTCTTAAACGGTGATGGGAATAATAAGCCAACAGGTATATTCCATAAAACAAAAGGTGGTAATTTACTAAAAGAAGTTACAGCTCTTAAAGCAGATGATTTAGCAAAACTAGTTTATGCTTTAAAAAGACCTTATAGAAAAAATGCATCATTTATTTTAAACGATAAGCTAATCGCAGAAATTAGAACATTAAAAGATAATAATGGTACATATATTTGGCAACCATCATATCAAGATGGAGAACCAGATAGATTACTTGGATATAAAGTTTATACATCTGCATATGCTCCAGAAGATAAAATTGCTTTTGGTGATTTTAGCTACTATAACATTGGAGATAGAGGAACTAGATCTTTCCAAGAATTAAAAGAGTTATTTGCAGGAAATGGAATGGTTGGATTTGTTGCTAAAGAAAGAGTTGATGGAAAATTGATTCTTCAAGAAGCAGTCCAAATCTTACCTATAAAAGCAACAGGTAAATAATTAAGAAAGGGGATGAAATTAAATGAATATTACATTAGATGAGATGAAAAACTATCTAAGAGTAGATACTAGTGAAGATGATATTCTTATTTCATCCCTTCTAGTATCTGCTAAAAGCATATGTTTAAGCGTTGCTAGAATTGATGATGAAAAAGATATAACAGATAAAGACAATTTTAAAGTAGCAATACTCTATACGGTTGCTTATCTTTATGAGCATAGAGAAGAGGCTAATCATAAAGACTTAATGTTAACACTTCGCTCCCTTTTATTTGGAATGAGAAAGGCAGAGTTTTAATGAAAATAGCACTTTTAAATGAAAGAATCACAATTCAAAAAGTAGAAGTAGTTAAAGATAAAATAGGTAATCACTTTAATAGATGGAGTGATTACTTTAATCTTTATGCAACTATAAGTAGTGAAAGCCCGACAGAAGTAACAGCTGCTGGTAATGTGTGGGACGAATCAAAGATAGATTTTACAGTTCGTTATTCAAATGAAATAAAAGATATAACATCAACTAATTATAGAGTTGTATTTAAAAATACTGTCTACCAAATTAAAGGTATAGACCATATGAACTATAAAAAGAAAACTATCAAGCTACATTGTCAAAGGTGTGAAGATGAAAAAGACTAACATTAATGATTTAGCAAAAGCTGTGATGTCTGAGCTTGAAAATTATAAAAATAAGACAACAGAAAATATTAAAAAGACTGTTATAGAAATTAGTGATGAAACAAGAAAAGATATAAAAGCTAATGCTCCTAAAAAGACAGGTAAATATGCTAAAGGTTGGAAAAAGAAAATAGTAAAAGAAACAGGAGATAGTATAGCAGTTACTGTTTATACACCGAGCGGTTATAGATTATCTCACTTACTTGAGTATGGTCATGCAAAAAGAAATGGTGGCAGGGTTAAAGCTATGCCACATATAAAACCAGCTGAAGAAGAGGCAATTAAGAAATTAGAAAAGGAGATTATTAAAAATTTACAAGATGGATAAGATATTAAAAATAATAGATAAGATAGATTTACCATTTGCATATGACCATTTTGCAGAAGGTGAATCACCAAGTCCACCTTTTCTAATTTATCTACTTCCAAGCACTAATCATATGGGAGCAGATGGAAAGGTGTACTACAAAATAAATAGAGTAAATTTAGAGATTTATTCAAATAAAAAAGATATTAAATTAGAAAGGAAAGTAGAAGCCGTACTCGATGAGTATGGTATTTTTTATGACAAAAGTGAAGTATGGATAGCTAGTGAAAAACTATATGAAGTACTTTACAAATTTGAAATGGAGGAAAAATATGAGTAATAAAGTAAAATATAATTTAAAAAATGTTTATGCTGCAAAATTAAATAAAACAAATGATGGGTATAATTATGAAGAACCTAAAAGAATACCAGGTGCAGTAAGTATAAGTTTAGAAGCAGAGGGAGATTCATCTCCTTTTTATGCAGATGGAATTGTATATTTTAGGTCAACATCAAACAATGGATATAGCGGAGATTTAGAAATTGCACTTATCCCTGAATGGTTTAGAACTGAAATACTAAAAGAAAAATTAGATACAAATGGAGTACTAATTGAAAATTCAGAAGTAACAGAAACAGAGAAATTTGCACTACTTTTTGAATTTGATGGAGATAAAAAAGCAATAAGACATGTGATGTATAATTGCTCTGCCAATAGACCATCAATAGAATCAGAAACAAAAGAAGAATCAATCGAGCCAGGTACTGAAACATTATCTCTTACTTGCGACCCTAGAAGTGATGGTTTAGTTAAATCTAGAACAGGAGACACTACAAAAGATACAACATATAACAATTGGTATTCTTCTGTATATATTCCAGCTAAAAAGCCAGAAAGTCCAAAACAAGTCGGTGGAAAATAGGAGGTAGACAATGCTTGAAAAAACAATAGAAATAAATAATAAAGAAGTAAAATTTAAGTCATCTGCAACTATTCCAAGACTATATAGAATCAAGTTTAAAAGAGATATTTTTAAAGATTTATCTAAACTTGAAAAATCATTCAAAGGTAGTGAATCAGAATTTGAAATTGAAGATTTAGAAATCTTTGAAAATGTTGCATATATAATGGCTTATCATGCAGATAATAAAATACCTGCAACGATTGAAGATTGGTTAGACCAATTTGAGATGTTTTCAATTTATGAAATCTTACCTGAAATATTAGAACTTTGGGGTACTAATATGATGACAGATATTGAGTCTAAAAAAAACTTCAAAAAAGTAGCAGGGAAATGACAACACCACTATTCCTATTAAGATGTGTAGAACTGGGAATATCTATAAATGATTTAGATTTACTAACAATAGGAATAGTGCTAGATATATGGACAGAAAAAGCAAATGATAGTGTGAAATACAAGAAAGTAGCAAGCCAGAGTGACTTTGATAAGTTTTAAATAGTAGTAATTTACTTTAATAAAAATAGCTATTATTGTATAATAAGTACAAGAAATATAGAGAAAGAAAGGTGTTGATAATATGGCAAATAAAAATGAATTAGTGAATTCTAGTGCAGCGGAATATTTAACTTTTATAGCATCAACTGGAGATAATAAAGAACAATTTGAAGTAAGATATGAAGATGAGAATATATGGCTAACACAGAAAATGATGAGTGAGTTATATGGAATATCAATACCAACTATTAATGAGCATTTAAAAACACTATTTAGTGATGGGGAAATAGAAAAGGCAACTATTAGGAAATTCCTAATAGTTCAAAAAGAGGGAAATAGAGAGGTTAAAAGGCAAATCGACCACTATAATTTAAGAGCCATTATAGCAGTAGGTTTTAAAGTTAACAATCAAAGAGCAGTTCAATTTCGTAAATGGGCAAATAAAATTGTAAAAGATTATACTATCCAAGGTTGGACTATGGATGTTGAAAGAATTAAAAAAGGTCATATGTTTACTGATGAATATTTTGATAGACAACTTCAACTTATTAGAGAAATTAGACTATCTGAAAGAAAATTCTATCAAAAAGTAACAGACCTTTACACATCAGCATTTGATTATGATAAAAACGCTCAAACTACAAGGTTGTTTTTTCAAACTGTACAAAACAAACTACACTATGCAGTTCATAGACATACTGCATCAGAATTAATTGTTGAAAGAGCAGATGCAAACAAAGAACATATGGGACTTGAAACATGGGAAAATGCACCTGACGGAAAGATACTAAAAGCAGATGTAACTATTGCTAAAAATTATCTAAACAAAGAAGAAATGAATTTTTTAGAAAGAATAGTATCAATGTATTTAGATTATGCAGAATTACAAGCAGAAAGAAAAATACCAATGAGCATGGAAGATTGGTCTAAAAAGCTAGATGGTTTTATTGAATTTAATGGCAGAGAAATCTTGATGGGTGCAGGAAAAATAAGTGCAGAACAAGCAAAACTTCATGCAGAAACACAATATGAAAAGTATCGCATTATTCAAGATAATTTATTTGTATCTGATTTTGATAAATTTATTTTAGAAAGTAAAAAACTAGATGAATAGAATTTTTAAAAGGGGTTGAATTCTACCCGTTTAAACCCACCTCAAATTCGAGAGGGTTTTAAAAGTTAACCGTGTGTAATTCGACACGATAATCAAACTAAGGCAATTACATTACGTAGGTGTCTTTTTTTATGCCAAAAATTAAAAGAAAGGAGTAACTGATGGCAAGTAGAATAAAAGGTATAACCGTTGAAATTGGTGGAGATACTACTGGTTTAGATAAAGCCTTAAAAGGTGTTAATTCATCAATAAGACAAACGCAGTCTTCTCTTCGTGATGTTAATAGATTATTAAAATTAGATCCAAGAAATAGTGAACTTTTAGCACAAAAGCAAAAGTTACTCCAAAATGAAATCAAAGGAACTAAGGAAAAACTAGAAGCATTAAAAGAAGCAGATAAACAAGCAAAAATTCAACTTGAAAAAGGAGAACTTGGTCAAGATAAGTATGATGCACTTCAAAGAGAAATTATAGCAACTGAAAGCAAACTAAAATCACTAGAAAGTGAAGCTAAAAATACAACTAATGCATTAACTAAAATATCTGAAGCAGGAACTAAACTGCAAACAGTAGGAAAAGGCATAGAAAATGCAGGTAAGAAAATGACTGCCGTATCTGCTGGAATTGTAGCAATTGGTGGAGCAAGTAGCAAAATGTCTATGGATTTTGAAGATGCAATGGCAAAAGTAAATACCATAGCAGATACAACAGAAGTTCCACTTAAAACATTAGAAAAATCTATCATGGATTTATCTAACCAAACAGGTATAAGTTCTAGTGAGATTGCAGAAAATGTCTATAACGCAATATCTGCTGGTCAAAAGACAGGTGACGCAGTTAACTTTGTAGCACAATCTTCTAAACTTGCAAAAGCAGGTTTTGCAGAAAGTGGTGCAGCACTTGATGTATTAACTACTATTATGAATGCCTATGGACTTAAAGCTAGTGAAGTAAATAAAGTATCAGATATTTTAATTCAAACACAAAATTTAGGAAAAACAACAGTAGGACAACTTTCAAGTTCTATGGGTAAAGTTATACCAACTGCAAATGCCTATGGAGTAAGTATCGAACAATTAGGAGCAAGTTATGCAGTGATGACATCAAAAGGTATCGCAACTGCAGAATCAACTACATATATGAACTCAATGCTTAATGAATTAGGTAAAAGTGGAACAAAGGCATCAACTATTTTAAGAAACCAAACAGGTATGAGCTTTGGAGAATTAATGAAAAAAGGCTATTCACTATCTGATGTTTTAGCTATTTTGAAAAAAGAGGCAGATAAACAAGGTAAGTCACTCGGAGATATGTTTGGAAGTGCCGAGGCAGCAAAAGCAGGACTTACTATTTTAGGAGATAGTGCTAAAGATTTTAATGGTGTATTAAGTAAAATGAATAATAGCACTGGTGCAACAGATACTGCTTTTTCAAAATTGCAGACTAATTCTTTTAAAATTCAAAAGTCTATTAATCGACTTAAAAATATGATGGTAGAACTAGGTAGAGCAGTAATGGAAGTTATAGCTCCAATTATGGAAAAACTAGCAGATAAGATTAAAGGTTTAACTACATGGTTTTCTTCATTAGATGATGGGACAAAAAAGATAATTGTGACTATTGCATTAATTGTAGCTGCAATTGGTCCTGTACTACTTATTATTGGAAAAATAATAACGGCAGTAGGAACTATTATGACAATAATTCCAACACTAGTAAGCGTTATAGGAGTATTGAAAACAGGTTTTATTGCACTCAATGCAGTGATGTTAGCTAATCCAATTTTTCTAATTATTGCAGCTATCGTAGCACTAGTTGCAGGATTTGTACTACTTTGGAATAAATCAGAGGCATTTAGGAATTTTTGGATTGGACTATGGGAATCAATTAAGACAGTAATAATGACAGTTTGGAATAGTATAGTAGAATTTCTAACTCCAATATTTGAGGCAATAAAATTAATTATTACCACAGTTTGGAACGGTATAAAAGATTTCTTTATTAATCTTTGGGAATCTATAAAACTAATTTTTACTACTGTATTTGATGTAATTAAAACAATAGTTATGACATATTTTAATATCTATAAAACTATTATTGTAACTGTCTTTAACATCATAAAAACGGTAATTACAATCATTTGGAATAGTATAAAACTAGTAATTACAACAGTAGTAAATGTAATTAAAACAGTTATTACCACAGTTTTTAATGGGATAAAAGTTACAATTACAACTATTTTAAATACAATAAAATCAGTAGTTTCTACTATTTGGAATGCTATCAAATCAGTTATTAGTAGCGTAGTAAATGGAATTAGAAATACAGTCGTAAGTATATTTAATGGACTAAAAAACATAATAAGCTCTGTATTTAATGGTATAAAAAATACTGCAACAAGTGTATGGAATGGAATAAAAAATGCAATTGTATCTCCAATTCAAACTGCAAAAGATAAGATAAAAGGAATAATAGATAAAATTAAAGGTTTCTTTGGTGGCTTAAAACTAAATCTACCAAAGATAAAACTACCACATTTTACTATTAGAGGTGGATTTTCAATAGCACCACCAAGAGTTCCAAAACTATCTATTGATTGGTATAAAGACGGTGGAATTATGAAAAGACCGACTATATTTGGAATGAATGGCTCATCACTTATGGCAGGTGGCGAGGCAGGAGCAGAAGCTATACTTCCACTTAAAGACTTTTATAATAATCTTGAAAAAATGCTAAATAGTAATGCAGATAATACACAAATGGAAAACTACCTATCAATAATTGCAGAAAATAGTAGCAAAGGTATCTATCTAGAAGATGGAACATTGGTTGGAAAACTACTACCTGCAATTGATGAGGGCTTAGGAAAAATATCTGTAAGAAAGGATAGAGGATGATAACAATTAAATTTAATGATGTAGATATTTATAAAGAATATAAAGTTGTTCTTGAAAATTTTAATATAGGTATTCCAGAACCAAAGCTCACTACACTATCCATACCAGGTCGAGATGGTGGTTTGCTGAAAACTACCGCAAAGCAAAAGCAGCAGGCTTACATGTCGGAGCTTACTGGTATTCCTATGCCGACTCAGCAAGTGAAGCGGTAAGGGAAGCAAAATCATGTGCCGATATTCTAAAAGGCAGGCAGCTTGATTATCCTATCTACTTTGACCTTGAAGAGCGAAGCCAACTAAATCGTGGCAGGAATTTTTGCTCTAGCCTAATTACGGCTTTTTGTAATGAGCTTGAAAGACAAGGCTTCTTTGCTGGCTTTTACACCTCACTATCAGCAGCAGAAAACTATGTAAGCGTAGAGGTTCGTAATCGTTATGCTTTTTGGCTTGCACAATGGAATGACACCTGCCAGTACGATGGCAAATACGGGTTATGGCAATACACATCAAGCGGACATGTAGCAGGCATTGGCGGTCGGGTTGATATGGATATGTCTTATGTTGATTATCCAGCAATCATCAAAAACATGGGATTTAACGGATATGCAAAAGGCACAACCTCAAAGTCTGTATCAAAGACTAAAAGCGTTGATGAATTAGCAGACGAAGTGCTTGAAGGCAAATGGGGTAACGGAAACGACCGATACAACCGCCTAACCAACGCAGGCTATGATTATGATAGAGTGCAAGACAAAGTTAACGAAAAACTAGGAATCACGAGGACGCTTAAGTCAGTAGATACTATCGCACGAGAAGTTATCCATGGTGATTGGGGTAACGGAGAAGAAAGATATAACCGCCTAACAAACGCAGGATACGACTACGATAAAGTCCAAACAAGAGTAAACGAACTCATCTAAAAACAGGGAAAGCCCATTCTAGAAAAAACTCTAGGATGGGCTCTTTTTTTATGCCTAAAAAAATTTTTTGAAAAATTTTATAAAAAACATCCGATTTGCTCCTTTCCCAAGGCTACCTAATAGAGGCGATAAGTAAGACCTCTAGAAAGGAGGAAAGATTATGAAACATAAACTCAAAATCAGCTTAAGCAAAAAGCCTAAAAATGAAGGCTTAGCAAGCTACCGTGCTTTGACCTTCAAAGAAAAACTGCTCTATTTCTTTTTAGGCAAAGACAAAGATGTGATGGTGTTCGTGCCAGGAGACAAGATTTCAGAAGTATCTATTAGCAGGGAAGGAGAATAAAGATGGAAAAAGAAAAACTTGTAACACTCGCAAATGAGCTAAAAAAGTGTAGCAAAATGTTGGAACAAATCGCTAGCAAACTTTTAGCAGAAGAAGAAACAAAAAGCGAAAAAGTATCATCTGTTTCATTTGAAGGGCTAAGAGGCATTTTAGCTGATAAGTCAAGGAAAGGTCATACCAAGGCTATCAAAGAAATCATCCTATCACTAGGTGTAAATAGGCTTAGTGAAGTAAAGAAAAGCGATTATGATTCTTTGCTTGAAAAAGTAAAGGAGCTAGAAGATGAATAAAAGCATTAGCGTCACAGAAAAAAGACACCGCTATATTGGTGGGAGTGATATTCCGATTCTTATGGAGATTTCATTTTTCAAATCAAGAATGGAGCTTTTAAAAGAAAAAGCAGGGCTTGTAAAGAATGAATTTCAAGGAAACGAGTATACCGAGTATGGGAATCTCTTAGAACCAAAGATAAGGGAATATATCAATCAGTCATATAAAGGCGATCCTTTTAAGGAAGATAGCTTTATCGGAGTATTAAGTCCAAGCGATGGAGAAAGTCTAGACTTTAGGTGCAATGTTGATGGCATAAATAAAGATAGCGTTTTGGAAATCAAAACAACATCTAATGTCAAAACAAAACTTGAAGACTATAAGACCTATCTTGTGCAATTACTCTTTTACATGGTAAATGCAAAAAAGCACAAAGGAATCCTTGCAGTTTATGAAAGAAGCGACTTTTCTATTCCAGAGACTATTGATGAAGCAAAACTTAAAGTCTATGAAATCAAACTATCTGATTATGAAGAGATGGTAGATGAGATTTTAGAAAGTGTAGCTAGGTTTCAACAAGACCTAATGGCACTAAAAGAAAATCCAAGTATGACGGAAGAAGACTTTATGCCTGCTCTTATCGTAGAAAACTCAAAAAAGATTGTAGCTTTGGAAAACCAGCTAAAGGGATTTAAGAAGCTAGAAGCAGAGTTAAAAGCAGTTAAAGAAGAACTCTTTGAAGCAATGAAAGCGTATGGCGTTCGTAAATGGTCAACGCCTAATGGAGTCAGCTTTTCAAGGGTAGATGAAACACAAAGTATTAAAAAGGTTATTGATGAAGAGTCTCTAAAAGTATCTCATCCAAGAATCTATAAAAAGTACTTGATGGAAAAAGTATCTAAGCGTAAAGGCTACGTGAGGATAACAATAAACGAAAACAATGTAAACAACGAATTCAAAGTAGAAAAAGGAGAATAATTATGAAAACAACTAATCTAAACACAAAGGTTATCACTGGAGTAAACACAAGACTAAGCTATGCCAATGTATGGGAAGCAGTCTCAATCAATGGAGGAAAAGAAAAATACTCTGTATCTGTTCTTATTCCAAAGGACGATAAGAAAACGCTAGACGCTATTGAAAAAGCAGTAGATGCTGCAATCGAAGTAGGTATCGCCAAGTTTGGAGGTAAAAAGCCTAATAAAGTTGCTATCAAACTTCCACTCCGTGATGGAGATATTGAGCGTGATGATGAAGCGTATAAAGGACATTATTTCTTAAATGCTAATTCAGTAACGCCACCTCAAATCGTGGATAAGAATGTTGATCCTATCCTTGATAAATCAGAAGTCTATTCAGGTTGCTATGCAAGGGTGTCACTAAACTTCTACGCTTTTAACTCTAACGGTAATAAAGGAGTTGCTTGCGGACTTGGTAATATCCAAAAGATTAAAGATGGAGAAATGCTAGGTGGAAGAAGTAATGCATTTGATGATTTCACATCATTTGAAGGTGATGACGATTTTCTAGCATAGGGGGATAGATATGTATCAGTTTATGGATCACATTAACACTGTTTTTATCTTTTGCTTCGTGATAGCTCTAGCCACCATCATTTGGGTGGATCTGCTTAAAAGTTTTATCAGATTCTTAAAAGAAAAGATGAATAGACGAAGAATGCAAAGGTAAGAAAAGGGATAAGTGGCAGAGAGTTAATCTTTGCCACTTAACTTTAAGGAGGAATATATGGAAGTAATAAAAACACTCTCAGTTGATATTGAAACTTTTTCTAGCACAAATCTATCAAAGTCGGGTGTATATAAATATGCGAGTAGTCCAGACTTTGAGGTGCTTCTTTTTGCATACTCAATAAACCACGGAGCAGTAAAAGTAGTTGACCTAGCAAGTGGAGAAAAAATACCAACAGAAATAATAGAAGCTATTAAAAGTGACGAGGTTATCAAGTGGGCTTTTAATGCAAACTTTGAGCGTATCTGTTTGTCCCATCATCTTGGCATGAAGGTGGGAGAATATTTAAGTCCTGCGTCTTGGAGATGTTCTATGGTGTGGTCTGCTTATATGGGGCTACCATTATCCCTTGAAGGAGTGGGAGCGGTTCTTGGTCTTGATAAACAAAAACTAGGAGCAGGAAAAGACCTCATCAGATATTTTTGTATTCCTTGTACGCCAACCAAAACAAATGGAAATAGAAAAAGAAACCACTACTATCACGATAAGGAAAAATGGGAGCTTTTTAAGAAATATAATAGGCGTGATGTTGAGGTAGAAGTTAGATTGCAAGAAAAACTTAAAAATCATCCTGTCCCAGATTTCCTATGGGAAGAATATAAATTAGATCAAATCATCAATGATAGAGGGATAAAGATTGATAGAGATTTTGTTACATCAGCAATCAAGGTAAACGATATATCAAGAAAAGAATGTATGAACGAACTATCAAGGCTAACTAATCTTGAAAATCCAAACTCAGTCATGCAGATGAGAAGCTGGCTAAAAGAACATGGCATAGAAACAGAAAGCCTCGATAAAAAAGTGGTCAACGAGCTTCTTGATAAGGTTGATGAAAAAGCAAGAAAGGTACTACTTTTAAGGCAAAAAATATCAAGGTCATCAATTAAAAAATATGAAGCTATGATAAACGCTAGCTGCACTGATGATAGATGCCGTGGTATGTTTCAATTTCTAGGAGCAAATAGAACGGGTAGATGGAGCGGAAGACTTGTCCAACTTCAAAACCTTAAAAGAAACTCCATGACGGATCTAAAAGAGGCACGAGAACTTGTAAAAATGCAAAATCTTGAAGCCCTAGATTTACTATATGAAGATATACCAAATACTCTATCAGAACTTATCCGTACTGCCTTTATACCAAAAAAGGATACACTCTTTTTTGTAGCAGACTTTAGTGCTATTGAAGCAAGAGTCATAGCATATCTTGCAGGAGAAGAATGGAGAAATCAGTCTTTTAGAGAAGGTAAAGACATTTATTGCATGAGTGCCTCACAGATGTTTAATGTTCCAGTAGAAAAACATGGTGTTAATGGAGAATTAAGACAAAAAGGAAAGGTCGCAGAACTTGCCTGTGGATATGGCGGATCGGTTGGAGCCTTAAAAGCTATGGGGGCTCTCGATATGGGACTTACTGAAGAAGACCTAAAACCGCTAGTAGATTCATGGCGTAAAGCAAATCCAAATATAGTAAATCTTTGGTGGAATGTAGATAGAGAAATAAAAAGAGCAATCAAAACGAAAAAAGAAACAGAAACTAACGGCATAAAGTTTTTATATAAAGGAAAGGCTTTATTTATAGAATTGCCGTCAAAAAGAACACTCACATACATCAAGCCCGAAATAGAAATCAACGCTTATGGAAGTGAATCAATAACTTATCAAGGAATCGGAGCAAATAAGAAGTGGGAGAAAATAGAAAGCTACGGTCCAAAGTTTGTAGAAAACATAGTGCAAGCCATATCAAGAGACTTACTAATGGAAGGCATAAGGAATTTAGCTGATTTAGATATAGTAGCCCATGTTCATGATGAGATTATCTTAGAAGCAAAAGATAATATCTCTCTTGATGAAATCTGTAAGAAGATGAGCAAAGTTCCAGATTGGTGTAAAGATTTATATCTAAATGCAGATGGATATATTTGCGAGTTTTATAAAAAAGATTAAAAGAACAAGTAAACACTGCTAAGACGAGGCAATCTGTCTCGTCTTTTTTATTTCTAAAAAATTTTTTATAAAAAACATCCGATTTCACCTTCTCCCAAGGCTACCTATTAGGAGGTAGTAATCATGAACGATGAAATCAAAGAAAAAATCATCCTCTTAAGAAAGGATGGACTAGGCTATAAAAAAATAGCAAAAGAACTAGGCGTCAATCTAAACTCAGTTAAATCATTTTGTAGAAACCAAAGGAATAAAAAGAGCAAGCTAGAAATCATCAACTGCAAATACTGTAAAGAAATCATTAATACCAAAGGGAAAAGAGGAAATGTCAAGTTTTGCTCTAAGGCTTGTAAAACAAAATGGTGGAATGCCAATAAGAAAAAGCTAAATAGAAAAACGGCTATCGCAAAGACTTGTGCCAATTGTAATAAAGAGTTTTTTAGCTATAAAAACGAAAAAAGAAAATACTGCACTCATGCCTGCTATATCGAGCATAGATTTAGAGGTTGCAGTAATGGATAAAGAAAAGCAAAATGAAATGATGTATCAAGTTGCCATATCCTTTTATCAAAAACTACTAGATGATGGCGTAATAAGTAAGAGTGAATTTAAGAATATCAGAGGTATTTTGCTTGAAAAATATAAGCCTTATATAAGCGAGTTATCAGCAGATTTAACTTGATAAATAAGCCTTTTAGAGTGATATATGTATGTAAAGAAAGGAGGGTAAATGATGAAAGAAATAATACAAATAAAGCCTAAAAAGGACATCATCAAAGACAAGAAAAAAGTATGTGCTTATGCCCGTGTTTCTATGGATACAAGTGCTCTAAGGCATTCATTATCAATGCAAGTTAGCTACTACAATAAATTCATTCAAGCAAATCCAAGCTGGGAGTTTAAGGGCGTATTTGCAGACCTTGGAATATCTGGAACATCCATAAAGAAAAGAACTGAATTTAACAAAATGCTAGCTGAATGCGATAAAGGAAATATCGATATTATCCTAACTAAATCTATCCAGCGTTTTGCAAGAAACACAGTCGACCTATTAGAAACCGTTAGAGAGTTAAAAGCAAAAGGGATAGAAGTAAGGTTTGAAAAAGAAAATATTAACTCCATGAGTAGTGATGGAGAGCTTATGCTATCAATTCTTGCTTCCTTTGCACAAGAAGAATCAAAGTCCATATCAGATAACGTCAAATGGGGCATAAAAAAGAGAATTGAAAAAGGCATGGTAAATGCTGGTGGTAAGTTTCAGATATTTGGATATAGATGGATAGGTGAAACCTTAACTCCCTATGAACCAGAAGCTAGCATTGTAAAAAAGATGTATGAACTCTATGCAAAAGGCGATATGAGTTTTAGAGAAGTTGCCAAAGAGATAAATAAGCTAGGCGTTAAAAGCATTAAAAATAATGAGTTTTGCTGGGCAAGCATAAAATGCATTCTCACAAATCCTACCTATACAGGGAATATGGTCTTTAAAAAGGAATATATAACTGAAATCGGAAATAAGAAGATGAGGAAAAACTACGGCGAAGTAGAAAGATACCGAGTTGAAAATAGTCATGAAGGTATCATCACGCAGGAGCTTTTTGATAAAGTCCAAGAAATAAAAGAAAAGCGTTCTAGTCTGCATCTTGGTCCACCAATTAAAGATGAAAATAAGACAGAATTTAGTGGGAAGCTAAAATGCATGTGCTGTGGTTCGGATTTTGTAGGGTGCAGGGTATCGGTAAAAAGAGGTAGAGGTCTTTACTGGAAATGTTATAGAAAAGATAAAAAAAGGTTCAAAGATGAAGTGCCATGTAATACCGCAATGATGAGCGACCTAAAAATTAAAAGAGCGATAGCAGAAGCTCTAAACCTAAAAGAATATACCACTGACTATTTTAATAAGAATATAGAAGTAATCGAATTTTATAACAAAAAAGACATGGTCATAAGACTTAAAAACGGAGAAGAAGTTAAAGGTAAATACAAAAAGAAAGGAGGAAAATAGTGCAAAAAAGAGTAACGACAATACCTGCAACCATAAGTAAATTTAACAAAAAGCCGATAAGCGAAATCAAGAAAAGAAAGGTTGCAGGCTACGCAAGAGTAAGTACCGATAAAGATGAACAGCAATCAAGCTACGACGCACAACTTGACTATTACACTAACTACATCAAAAGTAGAGATGACTGGGAGTTTGTAAAGGTCTATACAGATGAAGGAATAAGCGGAACAAATACCAAAAAGCGTGCAGGCTTTAACAAAATGATAAAAGACGCAATGAATGGCAAGATTGACCTCATTGTTACTAAATCAGTATCAAGGTTTGCTCGTAATACAGTAGATTCCCTTACAACAGTTAGAAAACTAAAAGAAAAAGGAATCGAGATTTACTTTGAAAAAGAAAACATCTGGACACTTGATTCTAAAGGAGAACTACTCATCACTATCATGAGTTCTCTTGCCCAAGAAGAAAGTAGATCTATATCAGAAAATGTGAAATGGGGTAAAAGAAAAGGCTTCTCTGATGGGAAAGTCACTGTCGCCTATAAAAACCTTCTAGGATACAAAAAAGGAGAAAATGGAGAACTAGCAATAGATGAAGAGCAAGCAAAAGTCGTAAGAAAGATATATGCACTTTTCTTAAAAGGATACTCAGAAAGAGCAATCGCAAAAAAGCTAGAGGAAGAAGGAATTAAAACGGTCTACGGCAAAAGCAAATGGTATTCAAATATTATCCATAGCGTTTTGACAAACGAAAAATATAAGGGTGATGCCTTACTTCAAAAATATTACACAGTAGATTTCCTCAGTAAAAAGCAACAACGAAACAACGGAGAAATCCAGCAATATTATGTGAAAAACAACCATGAAGCAATCATCAAGCCATCAACCTTTGATAGAGTTCAAAGAATGATAGAACAAAGAAAAAAGCTAAATATCAGAACTTCAAGAATTAGTATTTTTTCAAGTAGGCTTATATGTGGGAGCTGTCAGTCTTATTATGGACCAAAGGTATGGCACTCAAATGATAAATATAGGAGAACCATATGGCAATGTAACTGCAAGTTCGATAAAAAATGCAAAACGCCTCATCTAACAGAAGATGAGATAAAAGAGGTATTTATAAATGCAGCAAATCAGCTATTTGAAAATAAAGGTGAACTCATTAAAACGCATAAGGAGATAACGAAAGAGCTATTTAAGACTGACGTCTTAGAAGAAAAACAAGCAAAACTAGAAAACGAGATAAGCATAATCTCTGAACTAATAAATGAAGAGATAGGTAAAAACTCAAGGTTTGCACAAGATCAAGAAGAATACGAAAGAAAATATAACGACCTAGTAAAAAGGTTTGAAACCGCCAAAGCAAAACTTGATGATGTAGTTGAAAAGATAATAGATAAAAACAGTAAGTACGACTTGATAAACGAGTTCATTGAAAAGTTAGAAGGACAAGATATCATCACAGAATTTAATGAAGACCTATGGTGCAGCCTAGTAGAAAGCCTAACCATCCATTCAAAAAAGGAAATCTTGGTCGTCTTTCAAGATGGCACGAAAATCAAGACAGAACTTTAA